GCTGAACCCGTTGATATATAAAGATAATCCTGCAATCTCAACGATTGCAGGATTTCTTTCATCTGGCAGCGGGTGAAGGATTCGAACTGTCCCAAAAATATCTATGTACCTTTGTTTTCAACGCACTTAAACATCGTGAGTAATTTCGTGAGTAAATTTAAGCATTTGCATCGTCCACATAGCACCAGCTTTGGGGCGGACGCTTAATGTTACCGCCAAATTTTTTGCAGTCCGTGCATTCCCATGTGTATTCTGCATAGCAAGAATCGCACGGGTCAGTTGCACGCTGGAACTCGCTTAGTTCCCGCGGTTGGTCATAGATCAGCAGGTCGGAGATATGCCAGCCGTAACAACGCCCCTTATCGCCGATATAAGCTATAATTTCTGCCTGAGATAAGCACGTCGCAGGGGAAAAGGCGGCATTTGTCGGACACCATAGCCTGCCGCCATCGTATGTGATCGGGGCGATCCGCTCACAGGTAAACTCGCCTATAACCTTGCCGTTTCCTATGGCACCGCCCACTGGGATTGCCGCATCCACATCCATGCAGGCAATCAGGTTTGTGCCTGTCTGATTCTGCATAAACGCAAGGTGCTTGTCTCTTGTGCAGTAGATATAGCACTTAAACGGCGTTTCCAGCTTCGGCTTGGTCTTGCGGACTTCGATAGTCTTTTCGCCGGAGGTAATCTTTTGACACCACTGCGGGCGGATGCTCAGCATAACAGCCTTACTCATCCTTCATCGCCTCCAATGCTCTCATATCCGTCTCTGTCAATGTGCGGTTGCTTGCAATATATGTTACAGCCTCACTTCTGTTTTGGCAGGCTACACACTCACACCTATTGCAACTACTTGACGTGTTTTCTCGAAAAGGGCATGAATAATTAAAGCAATCCACTATTTCATCGCCTCCAATGCTTTCTTCGCTTCTTCACGGGTCAGAAATACGGTCTTGCCGATTTCATCAACTGGTACGCCGAAAATGGATTTATCAACAAACCCGGCTACGATATCCCATTCAATGAATGTACAAAACAATTCCACACGAATTGCCTTTACTCGGTATTCGCTTATGGTTTTTCGACTTGTAACCTCATACACCGTATCTCCCGCCTTGCACGGCGGCACCACCAGCCGACCGGCTCTGTCGGCTGTCAGCAGTTCCGCAAGCCTTCTGAATGATATGTCGCAGCTGGAAAGCACCTTTCCAGCTTCCCGTGCCTCAGCGCACGCCTGCGGCGTCAGCCCCGTCTCTTCGTAGGCGGCAAGGCGGTTTGCCGCCTCACCGCTTCCGCAATGATAAGACCAACACCCGTATTCTTCGTTCCAATAGGTCAATCGCTCCATCTGATTACCTCCAAACCATATCGCATTTGTGGACTGCGCAATCTGTCAAAATAGCCTTGAAATCCCGGAACATGGCGCAGTCTTTTCTTCCAGAGTAGCCGTAGTGAATTTCATCATCATAGTCTCCAATCACCTTTAGGATCTCCTTGCAGGCCCCATAGTGGATACTACCGCCAGCGTCCGGTTGAAGCAAAAAATCCACTATTTTTACAGAAGCCTTTTTCTCTCGGATTAGCTCTTCTGTCCTTTTGTCGAAGGCATCAAAATACTGCTTCCGTGCTTCTCCCATAAAGGGGGCTTTGTCAATGCCCTGATAGTGATCCCAAAATACACCGCCGTACAACTCTGCGACCTTATCCCTCAGTCGCTTAAATCCAAAATAGCCAAGGTCAATGCTCCGCCCGGTTTTCCAGCATAAAACTGTCACTCCCATTTTTATCTCCCCCTTTCCATCTTCTCCAAAAACTCATCGATCCTGCCCTGATCTGCCACAACAACCTCTTTCCCAATCTTCTCGGCGTAGGCTCGCTCCAACCGTGCCCCGGAACTCTCACGCCAGTCCGGCAGCAGAACCACACAGTCCGCACAGTCGATCATGGAAAAGCAGATACGCATATAATCGCCCTGCTCCATGCCTTCGGGCAGGTGGGCCGGGTTCAGGACGCAATGTCCCATGGCAGTGAGGGCCTGCTCTGCCTTGGAAAACTTCTCCCGGTAGTTCACATCCCCAGTGATCTTCCCGGCAATATACACACGAAGGTGCGCCCCGACCTGCATATTAAACGCCCGCTTTGCGGGCCGCTGCTTGCTTACAACTCTGATGTATTCAACCATTCTTACTCTCCTTTGCATCCCGCATACGCAGTTCATTGACAGCATCCACAAGCTCGTTGATTTTCTTCATGTAACTGATCAAGGTAGTGTCAATCGTAGATCCACGCATAAAACGTTGAGCATAATCCAAATGCTCAATCTTGTCATCATCCTTATCTTCAGCCTTCTTAGTAAAATCATACTGACCAATGCGTTTGTACCCCGGAAACCCTTTCTCATACTCATAAACCGTGATGCAATCACTATTGCCGTCCTTATACAGGACGAAAGGCTCGTAGAAACCGCGCACCTTGCACTGCTCACATTGGCAGATGGACTGGATATAACCGACCCGACCAGCAACATCTTCAACGTAGTCCCCGACACGAAAATCATACTTCATCAAAAATTCCCCCTTTAATTCAAAAAATCATCTGACACAAAGAAAACCCGCACTGGAACGCCGCGCCGGTCAGCAGCAGCATCAGAAACGCCAGCGCGCCCTTGTCCCATTCTTTGCAGATGCCGTAACAGGCCCACCCACAAAGGCAGAGCGGAAGAAATAACAGCACCGCCAGTTTAGCCATTTTTATTTCCTGCCCCCATCTCCGGCCGCGTAAGCGGACGGTACACTGTCTGAATATCATTCTTCCATGGTGTCAGCCAGACGCACCACATCACGTCCATCAGCGGACTTCCCTTCTCTCCGGGCATCCGCTTCTTGAAAAAGAAATCCGGGCGCCACGTCAGCGGCAGAATGTAACTGGGCGGGATCTCGTCAAACAGCTTCCGCCGGCACGTTGCGTTCCAATACTGCGACTTGAGCAGGAACGCAAAAGGCTTTCCCAGCTCCGCTGCTCTGCGGATAAACGCCTCCGCCAGTGAGAAAGGTGGGTTCGTGATAATCCAATCAGCCGCGTCAATGCTGGACTTCAAGAAGTCCGTCCCATCCAGAATGTCTGTTGCATAGACGGTCTCAAAGTAAGTTTGCAGCACACCGGCCATATCGCCCTCTCCCGTTGCCGGTTCCCACACGGACGTTGTGCGCGGAAGATTCAAAAAGCGCATAAGTGCCACCGTCACATCCGGCGGGGTGGGATAGAAGTCTGACTGACTCCGCCCATACGCACTGTTCCCGCCAGCTATCCTGCTTGCATTCAAGCTATCCATCCTTTTTCCCTCCCTTGATTACGGTAAATGCCATGCGGCGCTTGACCGCCACACGAGCCTCCTTCTGCTTCATCTGTTCCAGATGCTCTTTATACTTCGCCGGTAGGCGAAATTTTTCACACGATTTTCGCCATTGGCTCCGCTTCGTATAGTCCCCATCGAACCACTTGCACTCATCACAGCAATAGCAAACGTCCTCCACGTCCTTGATCTCTCCCGGCGTGAAGTATGCGCTGAATAACTCGCAGTTATAGAGACAGTTGTTGCAGATACACCCATAGCAGCTCATTTCGCATCTCCATCAGCCGGAACGTTCTTGTCTGCAAAGTAAAGGCGTCCTCCGCCGATAACCCTGATAAGCAGATCAAGCTGCCAGTGCATAAATACTTGTTTATGAAGCGTCCTCCCAAGCCAGAAAAAATACTGCGTCTCCGGGGAATGCAGAAAGTCCTCAATGCTCTTGACCCGCGCCCCCTGCCTGTATTTCCGCTTATATGCCATACATACACCCCCTGTTTTTGGCACAATATCTCTCGTCTCAGTCTAAGACCCTTTCTCCCGCTGCTTGCGCCCCTTCTTTAGAGATGCTGCCGTGCGGCTTTTCGGAAAGGTCAGGTATCGGGGGTTCGCGTAGCGGAGGACATGGTACAGTCTATCCAGACCACAATTGATCGTCCTGCTGACTGTTGCCTTGGCTACCCCCAACTCTTGACCGATATCCTTCATGCTCATGCCATAGACGAAAAACATCTCCATATACTTCCTCTGTGTATCCGTCAGTTCTTCGTCCATCGCCACCCGCAAAGCGTTTAGCGTATGGGCATGGAAATCCGCTTCTTCAGCAAACTCCCCTTGCAGCCACGCCGCATACTGGCTCTTGTCTCCCCAAAACTCAAACAATGACACACAGCGCTCAGAACTCCCGCTTTGCATTCACGCTCACCTCCATTGCCATGGCTTCACAAAAGTTCTCCTATCTTTAGCATAGCAACCCCCTCCAATAGGGTTTTTGCACACCCGCTTCACCTACCGCCTACCAGCACGTCACCTACCGACCGCCTGCGCCCCGCCCGCACCGCGCAACCTAAGCACGTATTCCCCACATAAGCGAAGCGTTTTTATAAAAATTTTTTTTGACCCCTTTTTGACTTTTCCGTTTTTTGCCCCCGGTTTTCTAAACTACCCCCCCTTTAAAGGGAAAGGAAGGGCGACGGGGATGAGAACGTGGGTTGAAGAGAACGTGAGAGGAGGGGGAAGAGTTGTGGAGAGATTCTGCGCCGATCCGGTGGCCAGGTCTGTAAACCACCCCCCACCCAGCCGGGGCCGTGGTCAGCTGGTCAGCCGGTCAGCCGGTGCCATTGGAGCGGAACGGGGGCCGCTGGGCGGGTCTCGGAGAGGGCAAAAACCTGTTGCAAATGCCTAAACTGTTGCCATAATAAGCAATTAGGGCAACAGTTACCGCCTTTTTTGGTGGTAAATGCAACAACAGCCCATGCCGCCCTTGTGCAACCTGACGAAAGGCGGCGGGAGCCGGGGCCGCGGTCGGTTCTCTGGCCCTCGGTGTCGGTGGTGGTGGCCGTCCTCCGATGGTCGGCGGCTGGTCCGCTGACGGTTCCCGGTCTGGCATGGTCGGCGGTGACCGTGGAGGTCTGGCCGATGCAATCCGCCGGAACAGACCGCCGGCGGTGACTCCTCCACCCCTTCCCCTTTTCCCCTTGTCCATTGCTTCCGGGCCTGCGGGAGTGCTCCGCGCTTTTCTTCATTGTGGTAAAGCGTTTGAGGCCCTGCGTGGGTACATTTTGGTATACTCTAATAGACCGCGCCCGCAATAAACGCGCCCGCGCGCATAGGGGTTAAAAATGGCCCTCTGGCATGGCCCAGGGTGCAAGCGGCTGCGCGGCGTGGGTCTGTGGTGCGGTGCTGGGCGGTATTGCTCAGAGGGCACGAGAAAAGCCCGCGGGGGCATTCCCTGCGGGCTGTGGTGTATGGTATAGGGGGCGGCGGAGATCATACAAGAAACAGTTCGCCGTTGATCTCAAGGCTGACGGCCTCTTGTTTCATCTCGCGTTTGATCTTCCGGCAAATAGCGACGATCTCGGCGCCGTGGCGCTCGATGTCCTCGGCTGCGGCGTTGCTGTAAACGATGGTGACGGCCTCGCCCACGAGTCCGGCCGACTGGCTCACCCAGTAGCCGCGGGCCTCGGTGGCGGTGGCTCCGCCAAACATGGCGGACAGTTTCGCGGCGACTTCCTCCACCTGCTGCCGGTTGTCGGTGGGGTGGTCGGTTTCGGTGGTGCTGGGCACGTAGATAGCGACGCGGGAGTCCAGGCGGACAACGCCGGGGATCGTGTCGAAAAAGCTCTTTTTCATTTCGTGTTCCTCCTCTTCCTTATGCGGTCGCCCGTGTGCGGCGGTTGATTTCTGCGAGTACTGCCCTTACTGCGGTTTCGTCCTCGGCGTATGCCGTGCCGGAGATCGTCCCGCAGGCCCTCCGGTATGCTGCCCGGTCATCGGCCCAGGCGATCAGCTCGCGGAGCTTGTCCATGCTCATTTTGCTGTAATCCATTTTGTGATCCTTTCCGGCCCGGTGGGCCTCCGTGGTGTTGTCCTGTTCTTTATGATTCTATTATATATAATTCTGTAATTATATCAAGGTTCAAAATAACCAATATTTCTGTAATTATATTGTTGAAATTGTATATTTACAGAATTATATATAAGCGATAAAATATTAGCATAAAGGAGGCGGAGAAAATGGGCGGGTTTACAGTAATAATCAAGAAACAGCCGCAGAAATATTTAGACAAGCTCCCGGAGCCTGAACGGGGCCGGGTAGCGGCGGCGGTGGCCGGATTATCAACCCTTTCCGGCGATATTGTTCCCTTGCGGGGGGCTGGCTCTCACATGTACCGGTTGAAAATCTATCATTACCGGGCAATTTTTCAGATTGACACGGAAAAAGAAACCGTTACTGTAAAAGAGATCAATACACGCGGAGACATATACTAAAGCAGAACCATAAGCCGAATAAAGAAGCAGAAAAAGCAGCATAAACAATCGTATTGAGGCATTGAAAGGAGCATATAACATGAACGAAGCATTACGCGCACGACTGGCAGAAATTGACGCCCAGCCCGCCGAAAATCTCACCCGGGGAGCTGCGGCCAGCCTTGCCGCTGCGGAAGCTATGGACGACGGAACCGCCGAAAACATCAACGATTATATAGCCCGGAAAACCAAAACCACAAAGGCCCAGCAAGCCGCCGTTCGCAAGTATGTAAAAAAGACTTATGACAGAATGGATCTTGTTTTACCGAAAGGGCAAAAAGCCGTTATAAAGACTTGCGCCGCCTCCCTGGGAGAAACGGCAAACTCTTTTGTAAATCGTGCTATTTCCGATGCACTCGCAAAATATCAAGCCAACGCCTAACCCCCCAAACGCAGAACAGCGACCCGGAAAAACTCCGGGCCGCTGCTTTTTTATTCTGTTTCTGTGGCTGCTTCTGTTTTTTCGCTGCCCCGATCCCGCTGGATCTGTTCCAGCGCTGCCCGGTTGAAAAATGCGTTTACACTTTCCCCCATGGCGGCGGCGTGGGCCTTGATCGTATCTTTTGCGCCTTTAGGAAGTGCAACCGACATCCGATCTAAATTTTCCGCATCCCATTTTTTATTGGCGTTCTTCTGCGCCTCTGTATATTTTCGCGGTGGCATGGTTCCCCCTCCTTTTCTTGTCTTTTATCATACGTTGTTTGCGCGCTCTTAACAAGTGTACAAAATCAACAAAAATCTACTTAATAAGTTGTATATTTAAACAGTAGACATATACTTATCAAGTGGTATAATATACTTAACAAGTGGACATGACAACACACCGACAGGAGGCCGCAATCATGAGTTTTCCCCTTTTTATCCTCGTCCTGGGTGCTGGCACCTTTGCCCGCCTGATGTTCCGCGTGGTGGATCTCATCGAGGGCCGCCGCTAAATCAAAATCAAGGAGGATCACAAAATGACCACTTATAAGACCCGCAAAGCCGCCGCCCGTGATGCGGCGATCATGGCCCAGCAGAAAGCCGCCGAACAGGCGCAAAGCTGGGAAGAAGTCGCAGAGATTGCCGACCGTCTGGAACGGCTGGCCCGCCGTTTCGGTCTCCTGCGGGAGTTCCGGGAAAACGGCCTTATCTGAACAAAGAAGGAGGAACCCCCATGAAAATCGAAATTTACAACCATTTTTCCGGCTGGCAGCCGGTAGACCGTGAACAGGCTGCCCGGTTCGTTTCCTACCTGCTGGACAACCTACCCGCCATTCCGACGGCCCAGCGTCCCGCCTATATCGAGGCGCACCGGCTCCGGGGCTGCACCGTCTCCGACCTGCTTCACCAGAACAGCCCCACCCGCTGAAAGGAGGATCGCAAAATGTCATGGCTTTACATTCCCGCCGAGACCGGCGAACGCCTCGAAACCATTTGCAATCAGCACTACAACCCCGGCCGCGGCGCGTGTGCCTGCCCGCTCTGGCCCGCCTGCAACTACTCCAACGATCTTTCAAAGTCCAGCGCAGAGAACACCCGCATTTTTGAGCAGGGCATGGCCGCCGCACTGGCCGCCCTCGATAACGAAACCAGGAGGTAACGCCCCATGTTTAACAGTCTTTATCATGCCGAGATCGGCGGCGGCTACACCCTCCGCCGGAAAGTCATCATCAACGCCGCGGACCTGCGGCCCCTGGGCGGTCAAATCGAGGTGGCCGCCCTCATCGAGAACGGCGACGAGCTGAACCACACCACCGTTACAACGGAGGCCGCCGCGCTGACCGCGTTTCATTCCATGGTCCAGCAGTACGCCGAACCCCTGCAAAAAGCTGTGGACGCCGCCGGACTGGTTCCGGGCCGGAAATATACCCTTGTATATCTCTCCGAGTTCGGTTTCCCCATTGCGGAGAAAATCACCTTTCACGGCTACACCCTCACCACTTACGCCCAGCACGCCGACGCCGTGCGCCTGACCTACACCCCATACCGCAAGCGCTCCACCCGCGGCCGGCTGTTTTGCGGTTCGTCCTCCCTGCTGATCTTCAACGGCTGGCAGGAGCTGCCGGAAACCGCCACACATGAAACCCTGAAGGAGGACGAGAAAGTCAAGATCACCCGCAGTAAATACGGCTGCTTTTCCGCTTCCTATATCGAGGACGCCGCCGCCCTGCTGAAGGACCCGGTTATGATCTTCAAGCGCTACCAGACCGGCGCCAACGGCAAAGTTTACGCCTGAACAGCACCCCCGGACACCTTGGAGCCGCCGCACCGATAAAAGCGACGGCACCCCAGAAAGCCAAAATCTACACATTCAAAACACATTTTAGGAGGATTTTACTATGACTGACAAGAACAACCGCACCATGAAAACCGGCGACGTGGTGGAGATCACCGGCGCATACTTCAAGAATGACAACGGCCTTTATTTCGTCGAGCACACCCCCGGCGATCCGAATTGGAGCGGCCGGGATCACTGCCTCCGGCGCATCAAGCGCAACGGCGAGTTGAGCACCGCAAAAGATAATATTTGCTTCTGGCCCATTCACGCCTTTGTGAACAGCCGGGACAAGCGGGCCGCCGCGAACCAGTGGAACCAGGAGCACGCGGAAATCGAAATCAAGACCTTCCCCCACACAGAACACATTGCCGCCTATTTTGCAAGCGAGGCGGACAGCCTGGACGTGACGATCAAGCGCTATACATGGGACTTTGGCGAGGACTGCCAGACCGTCAAGGATACGAAAGAAACGCAAGCCTTTTACCGCTCCGTTGCTGACGGTCTCCGGGCTGAACAGCCCACCGCCGCCACCGCACAGCCCAGCACCACCACCCAGCAGCCCGAACAGCAGACCCCCGCCACCGGCGCAGGCGCAGAAGCGCCCACAGAACAGCCGGAGGCCACCACTGCAGAACAGGCAGAACAGCCCACCCCGGAAAATCGGCCTGAAACGGTCCCGCCTTATGGTTCCATCGACGAGGAAACCGCCCGGAACGCCCACTATTGCATCCACATGAGCGACTACAAACCCGGCAGCGCCACGGCCAGTTATCGAAATGCCGTGAACAAGGCCGCCCAAATGGTAGAACAGCAGAAGGCCCGCGTCAGCGCCTTTTATCATGACAAGCTGGACGCCCTGCTGAACAGCTACGCCCGCCGCCTTGCCCAGTGGACGAACGATTACAACCGCAACCAGGCCAGCTATCCCAGCCAGTTTATCGCCGGGGCGGGCAACTTCAATATGCGCAAGCACAACCGCCAAATGTCCCGCGAGGACTCGCTGTGGGAGGAATACCGGCAGATTGAGGCGATTCTGGACAAGATCCGCAGCGTCGGCACCGGCCCGGTGGATCTGGCAGACCCCCACGCCCGCGAAATGCTCACCGAGCGTCTGAACAGCCAACGCCAGATGTTGGAGGACGCCAAAACCGCCAACGCCTATTATCGCAAGCACAAAACGCTGGAAGGCTGCCCCGGTCTCAGCGAGAAAAACCGCGCATGGCTGACCCGTCCCGGCGTGTTCGCCTCCGGTGACGGCTCCCCCATCTCTCTGTACGGATCCCCCTTCCCCGCTTACGAGTTGTCCAGCATCCGGGGCAAGATCGAGCGGACAGAACAGCGCCTTGCGGAGCTTGACCGCAGAGAACAGCAGGCCGCCGAGTCTCAGACCGGCACCGCCTTTGACGGTGGCCAGATCGTCCGCAATATTGACCTGAACAGACTCCAAATCCTCTTTGACGCCATCCCCGACGCCGACACCCGCGCCGCTTTGAAGCAAAACGGCTTCCGCTGGTCTCCTAAAAATCAGGCATGGCAGCGCCAGCTCACCGACAACGCCGAACGCGCCGCCCGTCAGGTCCTCCGCCTTGCCTGAACAGCGGAAAAAACCCCCTTGGCACACCCTGCTACAATGAAATTAAGAACTGAACAGCCCGCCCCGGAGGTACGAGGGCATGAAAGGACAACCCAATGTTTATGGTTTACTTCAAAGGCCCCAGGGACAAACAGCATAAGCCCATGAGCCTGAACACCGGCGAGCTGTTTAACCGCCTGGTTTATGCGCCCGTCTACAATGACGATCTTCTCCCCGCCGTGAAGTCATGGATCGACCTGAATAAAAAGAACGCCCCGGATTGTTCGATCCAGTGCCGCGTCCCCGGCACCTCGAAAATCCTATACGCCTGAACAACAACACAAAACCGCCCGGAAGCGAGGACGGCTTCGGAGGCCTCTTGCCAGTACGCAAGACCGCCGCCCGAAAATCCACCTGAAATACACGCAAAAAAGGAGACGCCTAACATGGAAAGCTATATTAAAATTAAAGCCACTGCGCCAGAAATGAGAAAATTCTTTGAAAAAGACGCCGGTGTTCGCTATTACAAAATTGAGAAAAAACAAGGCGGCGAGTTGTGCATATTTTCTGTCCTTTACCGCCATGCGGAGTTAGAAAGGCCGCTGCGAGGTACATTCACCATTGAAAATTTGGTAAAAAAGATAGAAACACTCAGAAAATCCGACTGAACACCACGAACACCAACCACCAACGGAACCGGGGAGACGCACCGCCTTCCTGGAAAGGAACCCCCCCATGACCAATTTTTTCATCTTCGTTGGCGTCTCGACCATCGTCTACCACCTCATGCGCGTTCTCATCTATATTGACATCGGCGAAAAATGGTAGACCGGCAAAAATGCCGCTTGGAGCGCCATATATAAAAAATCAAAATCTGAACAGAAAAGGAGAGAATCGCCATGCTGAACACTGAACAGGCCCTCACCCGCGTTTTGCAGATCGTCCACGCGCTGGACGAGGACGAAGCCGCCATTTATAACGCTGTCAGCAAAAACCCCTATGAATGGGAAAAAGCCGTCGGCCCCATCCCCCAGCTGTATTTCTTAGAACAGGATCTCCGCCGCACGTTGATGGAGGAAGCTGCCGCCAAGTCCGGCAACCGTTCCGCCTTTACCGCTGCCCGCCGCATCTGCGACGCAGCCGTGCGCACGAACAGCCACCGCCCCGCTGAACAGGGCTTCTGGATCGACGAGGAAGGCAAGCAGTGCGTCTGCGACGGGTATCGCGGCTTCCGCCTGAACAGCCCCATGGAGCTGACCGCCGCGCCGGAACTCAGCGCCGACGGTTTCCGGTTCAACCTGGCGCAGATCATCGCCCCCATCCGCAAGAACACCCTGCGCCTCACCCTTCCCACTGTGACAAAGGTTCGGGCGCAAATCAAAACGGACCGCGCGGAATGGGCCGCTAAGCGCCACCGCAAGGGCGAGACCTTCAAAGCCAGTTATGATTTCGGCCCCGGCCTCCCCAGTGTCGATGCCAACTATCTGATCGACTTTCTTCAGCTGTTCCCGGACGGCGAAGCGTTCACCTCTGAACAGAAGCCCTATATCACCCCCATCTATTTCCGGTCCGCCGACGGTGAAGGCATTCTCTGCCCCATCCGCAAGGCCACCGAAGCCGCCGCCTGAACAGCGGCGCAGGAAAGGACATTTTTATGATCGCATATCTGGAAACGCAAAATCGTTACGGCGAGAAAGAACTCTGTGCGCTTGTTGATGGCGTTGAAATCGCCAGAATCACGAAAACAGAAAATATGGGGAAGCCGCAATATTGCGTCGGTATTACATGGGAGCGTGAGCGCTCGGAGTTTTTAGGGCGCGCCGCCACCATTGCCGGAGCCAAAAAGCTGATCCGGCAGTGGGGTGAACAGCACCTCACTGAGGTTTCCCAGAGGACCACCGGGCAGGATGTGAAGCGTCTCCCTCAGTTTTCCGACACCGGTTTTTACCCCACGCCCTCCAAGCTGGCTGGGCGGATGCTGGCAGGCGTCCACTGGAAGGATGTTACCGCGATTTTGGAGCCGTCAGCTGGAAAGGGTGATTTGGCGGATGCCGCCCGGAAATTCGTCGAGGATTACCACAATGACCGGAAGGTCTGCGTAGACAAGCAGGAACCGTATATCGACTGCGTAGAGATCGACCCTGATCTTGCCCTTATCCTGAAGGGCAAAGGCTATCCCGTGGTCTCCGATGATTTCCTGACCTTCCATACATTCAAGCAGTATGACCTGATCCTCATGAACCCGCCCTTTGAGAACGGAGATGAACACCTGCTCAAAGCGTTGTCGCTTATGGAGCGCGGCGGCCAGATTGTTTGTCTGTTGAATGCGGAAACCATCCGAAACCCCTACACCAACCGCCGAAAGGTCCTGCGTCAGAAGCTCTCAGAGTACAATGCAAAAATCGAATTTATCGAAAATGCGTTTGCCCACGCCCAGCGGAAAACCAATGTGGAAATCGCCATGATCTTCGTTGACATTCCCTACCCAAAGCCGGAGTCCGATATTTTTGAGCATTTAAAGCGTTCTCGTGAAGAAACATACACCGCTGCGGATGGCCCAACCGCCTTGGCGTCTGCCGACTGGCTGCAAAACATGATCGACGGGTTCCAGTTTGAGGCAGAGCTGGGGAATAAGCTAATCCGGGAATATCAAGGTCTCTGTCCCTACCTGATGAATGGCAGCACCACCTATGAAAAGCCGCTCCTGGAACTCACTTGCACGGAAAGGGGGCGCGGAAATGACGCTGGACTTCCTAACGTCTATCTCCGGGCACTTCGTGGCAAGTATTGGCGTACTCTGCTGTCCCGCCCGGAACTCACTGGCAAAATGACCTCCGCCATGCGGCAGGACTATCAGGAAAAAATCGAAACCCTCTCCGCCTATGACTTTAGCCGGTACAATATCGAAACCGTCATGCGCGAGATCGCCCACCAGCTTACACAAGGCGTGGAAGAATCCATTCTGAATCTCTTTGAGACCTTCACGGCGAAACACGCCTGGTATCCTGAGTGTGCCAACAACATCCATTATTACAATGGCTGGGCCACCAACAAGGCCCACAAAATCGGCATGAAGGTGATCGTCCCGGCTTCCGGCTGCTATGCCGACTCCTGGCGCGACGAAAAGCTGGACACGTACCGGGTCAATTCCATGATCTCCGACTTGGAGCGCGCTATGAACTATCTGGACCGTGGCGAAACTTACTGCCATATCCCGGTAGACGGGGCTGTTCGCCGCGCAAATGGCGTCAACAGTAATAAGGCGTCCTTCACTTATTTTGACTGCGTTTTCTATAAGAAAGGCACTTGCCATATCAAGTTCAAGCCTAACGCAGTTCGTATCATTGACCGCCTGAATATCTTTGCCGGTCAGCGCAAAAACTGGCTTCCCCCTGTCTATGGAAAGAAGCATTATCAGGACATGACACCGGAGGAACAGGCAGTGATTGACGAGTTCCAGGGCGAAGCAGCTTACGAGTCCGTATTGTCTGATCCGTCTATGCTGATCTCCGCCGGGGACATTGCCCTCGCCGCCCTTCCGTCCTCCAATCCATGAAAGGAACCGTCCCATGAATTATAAAGCCATGAAGTACAACGCATTGATTGATGATCTTGTTTCGCTTGCCAAAGAGTCGCATGAATTCCGAGAGTCTATCGTCTGCACGGAGGCGTCAACAACCATCAGGCATCTTTTCGATAAAAGCGAACGGCTTTCGATGGAGCTGAAGCACATGGAAGAAGCCGCCGCAAGCGCCAAGTCTGAAAAGTTCAGTCTGCAATCTTTTATCCTTGCAAACCTCGTTCCCCCGGAGCAGCAGGTATATATATACGAACACGCCGGTGAACAATACTTAAAAATGGCTTGGTTCGGCCCGTTTTGCGCGCTTCCAGATTCTTATTCTCACCGCACCGTGGAGCAGGTCTTTGTCCCAATCCCCGGAGCGCCGCAGGGACATTATTTTTGCAATCTTTGCTTTGCTTTGGCCCCGGAATCCTAAATGTCAAAAACCCCCTTGGAGGGGTATCGTATAATAAAATCAAGGGCGAGATAGACGCCGCCCTTGCTTTCCATCTTTCTATCTTCCCTCACGCACGGCGGCTGCCGGCCTACCAACGGCAGCCGCCAAACTCCAAAACAGCATGGGCGAAAATCGTGCGGACACGGCGCAGACTCACACCCTGCGCGAACAGGGTTTTTGGCTTGTCCTCTGTTCTTCCGGTTCAACTCCGGTTTCGCTCACCAGCGGCGCGGATGCCGCACGTAGTTATCTCCTACCTTCCAAGCGTGGCCCGTAAGTACACGCTCGCCGTTCTCGGAGCGGTGCCCCGGTGCGACCCCGGCAGGGCAGCAACGCGGATATAGTTTATCGGCAGAACGGCGGCTTCCCAAGCCGCGAAGGTGGGTTCGATTCCCATTATCCGCTCCAAGGGTGCACGAAGCGCCCTACATGGATCGCAAAGCCTCCTGAATGTGTATGACAGCCCGGAAAGACGGGCCGCCACATCACCCGCCATGGCGCAAACAAGGCGGGATCACGCAGACGTCCAACCGGTGCTTCTGTCCTTTCCTCCGGGAGCCGGGGACCTCTCCGGCCGTCTGCACCATGCCCGCCCACATAAGAGGTGGTTACTCTATAAACCGTAGTGGGAATGAAACCTCCATATCTGGCAGTGGAGTCGGCGGGTTGATACAGCCGCTATCGGGACGGTATTCTCGGAGAATCTGAGCGACATGACCGCCGGGAAAGTCCGGCATCTATATGCAGACGTCCAAGCCGCGGCCGATCACGCGGGGAGTTGGGGGCATCTCCAACCGTCTGCACCAATTTTCCGTGGACACCGCAAGTGAACAGCGTTTTAGCGGGATAGTCGGATGGGTGATGCGAAGTCCTGAAGTAAGCCCCTCAAGTGTCGATGATGTAATTGCGCCTATGATCCTCTGGCTAAAGCGGCACACGGATAGGATTTGACAGCCGGGAAAGACCGGCACCTATATGCAGACGTAGCTCAGTAGGCAGAGCACCGCGCCAGGAGGTATGCGCTGGTTCAAGTCCAGCCGTCTGCGCCAAATCCCAAAGCTGACAGCGTACAGGGGCAATATTGCGGCAAGCCCATACTTGGCGAGCGTTGTGTCCCGTCAGCAGGGCGTGGCTCCGCGGAGGGCCGTTCGATTTGCCCGCGTTGAATCGAGCGTTACTTAGAACACGTACCCGCTCCGGCGGGTACGCAAACGCGGGATATAGGGGCGAATGTTCCAAGGCTGGCGAGGCGGTCTCCAAAACCGCTTGGGTGGGTTCGATTCCCAACCGTCCCTGCCATTGAAATTTTAGGAAAGGAGGATGTCCCATGAACAAGACTGAACTGATCGCCGCCGTGGCGGAGCGTTCCGGCCAAACCAAGCACGATACCGCCATCATGATGGATACCGTGTTCACCGTCATTGAGGAATCACTGCTCAACGGCAGCGAGGTCAAAGTCCCCGGCTTCGGCAAGTTCGCCGTGAAGCACCGGGAAGCACGGGTGGGGAAAGACCCCCGCACCGGCGAGGAAAAGGAATTTCCCGCCAAGACGGTTGCGGTGTTCCGCCCCGCAAAGCCCCTGAAGGACGCCCTGAACGTTTGATACCCCCATTTCGTAAATCGCCCACAGAAGCCCTGTAAGCGCCCCTTGAGTTTCGTGGGGTAAGTTTCAGCCCCTCGCCTCTCTCTTATCTCTCAGGCCGCTTGTGGGGCCGTCAGCGCAAGAATTTTAATCAAGACCATACTCATACCGAAAAAGGGGGAACGGTTTCCGTTTTGGAAAAGGTTCCTCCCTTTTTTATCTCGACATTCCATGCAAAAGCGCCTATAATTTTTCTGTAAAAAGGAATTACACGCCTAAAGGTAAAGGAGAATTTTACAATGAAGATCATGAACCCCACCGCCATGAACCGATACAATGCCCTGCGGGAGGCCGCCGGGAAGATCGACCGTCTGGTCCCCCAGGTCCGCTTGCTGGACCAGCCGCCTCATGAGAACCGGGAGAACGCCTCCGTTGCGCTGGAATTTCCCACTCCCCTTGTGGTCCTTAATTCCACCATCCGGCAGGCTCTCTCCTTCCTGTTCTGCCAGTGCGACACCGTGCAGACGGACAAGACGGATCGGGGCATCTGCTTCACCTTTACCGTCTCTGAAATCTGGATCACGGAGGAAACCACATGAACCTGAAAACCAATGTCACCTGCCGGGACTTTGCCTTCAGCGTCACCGCCGAGACCAAGGCGGGAGAACTGCGGATGTTCGATCATACCGTTGACGCCGAAAGTGAGGAAGCCGCCCGCCTGCTCCTGATCTCCTATCTGGAAAGCCGGGGAATGGAGTTGGTAGAGGCCCGTCTGACCGGCGCGGAATAACGAGGTGCACTGCATGAGTAATCCAAACGCCGAAATGAAAGCGCTGGCTGATAGCCTCTGGAACAACTACTTCCAGCCCAAAGTGGCGGACGCTACCCGCTCCTGTCTCCGTCTGGAAAAAGCCACCGTAAAAGCGGCCCCCAGCGGCGGCACTGTGGCCGTCCAGTTTCCCTTCGACGATGCCGTGTTAAATTTGCCCTACGCTTCGTCCCTCTCCGGTCTTACCGCCGGACAGTCCGTCTGGGTGGGCATCCCCTACTCCGACCTCTCCAACGGCGTTGTGATGTTCGACGCCACGTTCCAGAACCTCTAAGCAAGTCCCAAGTTAGTCCTAAGTTTGTTGCAAGTTAGTCTCAAGTCAAAAAGCAAAGCCGCCCCAGTGGTCGGCTTGACAAAAGCGCCACAAAAGGAGGCCACACCCATGCTCAAAACCTACTATTTCGACGCGGCGGCCCACGAGCCGCCCTCCCCCGCCGCTCTGGACGCTTTTCAAGCGGCCCTGTCCCTCGGCAACCCCAGTGCCCTGCATGATCGCGGCATCACCGCGAAACAGGCGTTGGAGGGCGCACGGGAAAGTATCGCTCAAGACCTGAACTGTCTCCCGGAGGAAGTTTACTTCACCAGCGGAGCAACGGAAGCCTGTAACTGGATGATGGAAAGTCTGAGCGCCTACACCGGCAAGCTGACCTTCCCCCGCCGTTACGAGCACCACGCCGTTCTGGAATATCCCCCCGTGGATCACCCCCACCGCACGGACCGCCCCGGCCTCACCCACATGATGGCCAACAATGAGACCGGCGAGATTTTCGACATCCACTCCATTCGGCGTAACGCCCACAACGCTTTGTTCGCCTGTGACGCGACCGCAGCTGTGGGCCAGATCCCCGTGGACTTCAAGGCCCTTGGCGTGGACTATCTGGCCTTCGGCGCTCACAAGTTCGGCGGCATCTCCGGCATCGGCTGTCTGATTGTCAAGAAAGACACGCCCCTGATTTCCATGATCCGTGGCGGAGGTCAGGAATGGGGCAAGCGCGGCGGCACTGAAAGCGTGGCCCTCGCCTGCGCCATGGCAGCGGCCCTCCATGACCGCATGGGCAATATGGTATCAGACATGAAGCGGATCGCCCGTTGCCGGGATCTGCTCATTACCAATCTGTTTAGGTTCGTCCCGGATACCTATGTCAACGGCCCCTATACCCCCGGTGACGTGCTCCTCCGGCTCCCCGGCAACGCCAACCTCTCCTTCCTTGGCGTGGAATCTCAGGCCCTTGTCATGGCCCTGTCTGCGGAGGGCGTGTACGCTTCCTCCGGTTCCGCCTGCACCAGCGGGGAGGCGGATGGCAGCTATGTCCTCCGGGCCATGGGCTACCCCGCCAGCCGCGCCCGCTCCGCCGTCCGTTTCACCCTCCCCTATACCGTTACCGAGGATGATATTCTGGGCGCCGTCCCTCTGATCGTCAGCGCCGTGGAAAATCTCCGCCGCCTGACCCCTACGCCGTGAACGCCGCCCCTTTGGGCGGCGTTCTTTTTTATTTGAAACATTCATAAAGGACTTCTTCCTCAGTGTTTGTCCTCCACATTTTTGCAATTATCACTTTCGGCTGAATATCAAAAACAGTTGCCGAATATTTCATTCCGCAGTCCATTTTTGGGGCATACACCGCCGCCCAATCTCCAGATAGATGTCCTATTGGTTTTCCATCTTCTGTCTGAACCAGAATAGCATTGCGGTCAAATTGATTGTCCGGCTCTCGCTTAAACGTCAGACTGTGCCCCTTGCTCAATCTTGAAATCGTAACTTTGTCGGCGCAAAACTTCATCCCAACAATGGCTACTTTCTCTGCTGTCGGTTTATGTGCCCCACATTCCTCCCAATTTGATACATTGTTTGCAAACTTGTTTTTTAGGCTTTCATACATATCGCTATCTACGGGAAGAATCTTAAATTCAGGGTGTTCTTTTTGTAAGCCGGCAATCTTCTTTCGGCTTTCGTTATCCCAAAAGCCTTTGACCTCTAAAATTGTGTTATTGGCAAGAAAGAAATCCGGCAAATAAAAATCTTCTCCAACTTTGTAAGATTCTCGTTCATATTCATATGGAACATTTAGCTTATTTAGTATTCGAGTTATATTAGCTTCCCAAGAGCTTCTGACTGTTCTTCTTAAATCTAACCGATACCCTTTGTGAAACGGAGTTTCTTCCATCTCACAAATCATATTCCTGCTTGAAATAAACCCATTCCTGTCTGTAATTTCAATAAATGGTGTCTCACTTTCTCTGAGTGCGGAAAAACAGCTATTAGCAAGCGGATTTTGTCTATCTTCATATTTTTTTACCCATGGGTAATATGTATCTGCAAGAGTAAAATAGCTAACGTTTATCTCGGCTATTTCTTCAATTTTTTCAGGGGAAAATGCCGCAATTTCTTTTAGTACGCTTAAAATCTGCTCCTTATCCCCGCTGTCAAAGCAGAAGTACATATATCTCTTGAACAGTTCTGCGGGTGGTTCAACTTGCTCCGCAGCCTCTCCGTCGGGTATATATTTTATAGACGATTCATAATATCCGTACTCCGAAAAATATGGAAACATTATTTTATCTAACATCTTTCCCCTGAAAAATGAATCTTCAGAGCCACGCACATCACACGCAAAATATGTTATCTGTGAAAAGCCATCCCCATCTGGAACGACTTTGATCCCAAACGCCTTTGTATTGCTAAGCTCCTCAATATACCGTTTCTTTAAAATGTTGGGGACTTTCTCAGTTCGACCAAAAAAGTTAATTGCCTCAGTCCTTTTATGGGCAGCGAAGTATGCGCAAAGTGCTTGTTCTGTTTCTTTCCCTTCTTTGTAAGTAAACAAAAATAATCATCCTTTCCGCAAAGTTTTCTCTTGACATTTTGTCACGCATAAACTATATTTAATGCGTGACGGAAAGTGAGGTGAACAATGTCACCGAAAACCGGACGCCCAAAGGCCGAAAACCCTAAAGATGTTCGTTTCAGTATTCGACTGGACGCTGAAACCGACAAGCGGCTCTGCGAATATTGCGACCAGAATGGAATTACACGAGCCGAAGCAATTCGCACCGCCATCAATCGCCTTTTGAGCAAAAAGAAATAACGGCTTGCTGCACATCCTCCAAGATACCCAGCAAACCGCTATCCACACAACCTTTCGGAGTGTGTAAATATTCTACTATGCTTCTTCCGAAAGGTCAACCCCCATTATTTCCACCGACAGCGAAAAACCCTCGTAAAACCTGTCAAAAACCCCCTTGGAGGGCTGTGGAATAATGGAAGTATCAAGACCATTTGAAAGGAGCTTTTTTTATGCAGGAGTTGACCACCATCAACAACGCCGAAATTCTTGTCAAGGAATTTTCCGGGCAGCGGGTCGTCACCTTTAAGGAGATCGACGCCGTGCATGGCCGACCGGACGGAACTGCCAGCCGCAATTTCCGCTCCAACCGTGACCACTTCATCGAGGGCGAAGATTACTTCAAAATTTGCGCCGACGAATTTCGTCGGCGCTGGGACGGACTTCCCCAAAGGGCAACCGAAGATGTCACCCTCATTACAGAATCCGGCTATCTCATGCTGGTGAAGTCCTTCACCGATGATCTGGCGTGGAAAGTCCAGCGGGAACTCGTCAAGGGCTATTTCCGGGCCAAGTCCTCCGACCCTCAATTCTCCACCCTATCCCCCCAGCTTCAGGCTCTGATCAATATCGAAATGCGTCAGCACGAGCAGGAGCGGCAGATGAACGAACTGGCCTTAAAGGTTCAGCACAATTCTGATACAATGGATAAGGTCACAGCCGCCTATGTCGCTCCCATTTCCTCCGGCGATAACTGGCAGGAGAGCGCAAACCACACCATCAACGCTCTGGTCGAGCATTTCTCTCTCAACCACCAGATGTTCCGCCGGGAACTCTATGAGGAACTGGAACGTGAATCCGGCTGCGATCTCCAACAGCGTTTGACCCAGCTGAAAAACCGCATGAAAGCGGCGGGCGCTACCGTCACGCAATGCAGAGCCGTCACGAAACTTACCATCATTTCTCAGGACAAAAAGCTCCGCTCCATCTTCATCGGCATTCTGCGCCGCCGGACGCTGGAATTTACCGCCACCGAAAACGCTTGACCTTTCTACATTTTTACACACATTCAGGAGGAAACATCCATGCTTACCATTAAAGAACTTCTGCCCCTGTTTCAACTTGGCCCTAATGATGAGGACGACCGCTGTGAAAAACTCTGCGTGTCCGCCAACGGCCTTACCACAAACATCAACCCCAATAACAAACTGGATATAGCCGCCTACGGAGATTTCATCGTGGACTATATCTATGTGGATAAATACGGCGTGGAAATCGCCATCAAAGCGGAGTTTTGCAAGGCCGGGGCTTGACAGCCCCCCCCGAATTTTAGGAAAGGACTGATTTTATGGGAAGAACCTCTGCACAGGAGCGCCGGGTCATGTCGGCCTTAGACTCATGGCTCCGCAACGTGCAGGCCAGCGGCGCGGCGGAACGCACCGTCACCGCCTACGCCGCCGTCACAAACAGCTTTTATTCCTTCCTCGTGGAAAGCGGCCTTTCCACTGAGGAACCCACCTTTACCACTATGCAAGCCTACCGGGATCACCTCTTTGACCGGGGCCTCTCCCCTGTCTCCGTCCGGTATCATCTGGTGGTCCTCCGCTCCTTTTTCACCTACGCCAGCTCTCCGGAACTGGGCGAGGATCGCTTTTATGAGCAAAACCCCGTTTCCCTCTACCTGATGCCCTCCCTCCGCAAATTGGGAAAGCGCCCCTATGACGTGCTGCTCACCGACGAGCAGGTCTGCAAGCTCTGGCGGGATTCCCCCGTCCGCACAACCCACCCGGAGAATTGGCCCCGGAATTACGCCATCGTGATCCTGCTGCTGACCACCGAACTGCGCAACGCCGAACTGCGGGCCTTGACCCCGGCGGACATCGACTTGGAGGAAGCCGCCCTCCGCGTGGAACACGGCAAGGGCGATAAATTCCGGGTGGTGGACCTGCCAGACATCGCCGTGATCGCCCTCCGCCATTACCTCGCCAGCGGCATCCGCCCGGACGATCTCCCGGATACATCTCCCCTGTTCGGCACCCTCCGTTCCGGCGTATGGAAGGCCGGCACAAAACAGTGGCTTTCGGAGCTGGTGGAGCGCCACGTCCGCTCCGTCACCGGCGTTCCGGACATCCGCAGCCACGATCTCCGCCACGTCGGTTCCCGTTTGGACCTCAATTCTGGTATGCCCGAAAATGAGCTTCAAGCCAAATTGGGCCATGCCAGCCCCATCACCACCCAGCGTTATTCTGGGCGGCTCATGGACCGTTCCGGGCGGAAAAGCGCCAAGAAGGTCTTTGCCGAACGGGACTTTCAAGCCAAGCGCAGCGCCGACAAGCTCACCGCCTTCTACGCCTGATTCCTCAACATTCACCCTGAAACCAAAACACACGTCCGTGCGTTCCAATCGCTCGGGCGTGTGTTTTTTTGTCTGCATAAGACCGCACAACTATAAAAAGAGCGCACGGTTAGTCCGTGCGCTCCATGTAAAGGGCCTCCGCCCTGCGCTGCGCCGCCATCAGGTCCGCTTTTAGGCGTTCCAGTTCCTCAATGGCTTCCGTAATGGCGTGAAACAGGCAGAGGTATTCCGGGTCCAGATGCTCCATATCGTCCCCTCCTTTCTGCGGCCAGTGTACCACAGCTGCTGTGTCGAAAAAAAGGGAAATATGGCGGCACCGAAAACAACTCCCCCGGAATTGATCCGGTGGAGTTGTTTTGTGACACTTAAAAGCAGAAGGCAAAAGATATGCAATACACATCATTCGCACTGATGTAGTCGGCGAGGCCGCTGTTTCTGACCGCGCAGAAACTCGTGTAGTTGCCAATGCGTGGAGAGCGCTGCCACCAGTAGTTCGCGCTACCGTTGTAATTCTTCACCTTGCTGTTGCCTGCCTTATAGTAGGCGTATTGTGTGCCCTCGCCGCTTGCAGAATAGGTGATGTTACCAAAAATCTCGATCTCGCTCAGCAGGAATAGCTTGTCCGCCGTGGTGCTGATGGTGGTGCTCTGGGAACCCTCCGAGGTTAGCTTATTCACCTCTTGGATGCCGTTCTGTACCTCCGTTGGCATCAGCGCCAGAATGGCGGGCAGGTGTGTGCTTCGCATGTCACAGCTCGTCCAGCCGCCGCTGTTGGTGTTGCCACCGTTCATCATCTTTCTGTCCGCGTAGCAGTCATGCAGCTGGAAGGTCAGGGGAGCTTTTCCGGAGCCATCAGCATAGTCATCGTGCCCCTTTCCGATAATGTCGATAACGTAATCTGCCCCGTTAATCGTCATGGCTTTCTGGTTCCCAACTACCCACGTCTCCGGCACTTGGTTCTTGTGGCAGGCTTTAATGATCGTGGCCCAATCGTTATCCGCGAAATTTGCGTTATACGTCACCGGCGCTTTCAGCAGCGGCACAATGCCGCTCATAATCACCTTGCCCATTATGCCACCTCCTTAGAAGCAGAAGCCGAAGGCCACGCCAAACGCAGTGCGCGCGCTGTCGTAGTCGGCGTTGCCGTTGCTGTTGACAATGCAGAAAAACGAGGTGCTTCTGCCATACGGAGAGCGCTCTTGCCAGTTGTACGCGCTGCCGTTATACTTCTTCACCTTGCTGTTGCCCGCCTTGTAGTAGTCGTACTGCGTGCCCTCGCCGCTCTTGGAATAGCTGACGCTGCCGAAAATCTCGATCTCGCTCAGCAGAAACAGCTTGTCCGCCGTGGTGTTGATGGTGGCGCTCTCGCAGCCCGCCGTGGTCAGCTTATTCACCTCGCGGATGCCGCTCTGCACCTCTGTTGGCATGAGGGCGAGGATGGCAGGAAGATGCGTTTGCCGCATGTCGCAGCTCATCCAACCCCCGCAATTGGTATTGGCGCTGTTGTTCATAGCTTCCAGCTCACCGTAGCAGTCGTGCAGCTGGAAGGTCAGCGGAGCCTTGCCGCTACCATCGGCATAGTCATCATGCCCCTTGCCAATAATGTCGATCTGATACTCGGTTCCGTTAATGAGCATAGTCTTGCTGTTCCCCACCGCCCAAGTATCCGGCACTTTGTTTTTGTGGCAGGCATCAATGATCTGCGCCCACGTATTGTCCGCAAAATTCGCCTTGTACGTCACCGGTGCCGTATGCACCTCGCCCTTCCGCATCATTAAGCAGTATCCCATCATGCCACCCCCTTTAGAATCAATGTGGATGCGTCAAACAGAGCAGTTTTGGGGATGATCAGGGCGGGGCGGATACCGTACGAGCGGGATGTGGTGCTTGTTGCGTAGTCGCCTTCGTCGGTGACGCGGCACGCTTGGGTGGTTGCGTTTGCGTGCGGGGAACGGAGCCACCAGGAGCGAACCGAACCGTTGTTCAGGTAGCTGATTCGCTTTTTATTGGCGGACGTGCCGGTCCCAGACTCAAAGTAAGACAGTTTCGCGCCGTCAACCGGGAAGTAGCTGTAGTCGCTGTCTGCCCCAACCTCATAACCACCCAATAGGAAAACCTTCGTAGACAGGCCATTCGCCCCGCCGTTGATCGTCGAGATCCCGTTACCAACGCAGTAAGGAATTTTTATTTTCCGAATTGCAGCCTGTTCCGCACTGCCCAATGCATTGAAAAAGTCCCCATTCAGCCAAGTGTTAATAGCGCTGGTTTCGTACTTGTTCACGTCGGAGGTATGCCACTGCCGTTCGCTGTGAATATACTTCCTCAGTAGCCACGTCCCGTCACAGCTTGCGTCATACAGGCTGCTGTTGCTGGGGATGCCTTGGTTGACAACCAAGTATTCAACAGCCGCACCGTTTTCCATGAGTTTGACCGTAGACCCTACCGGCAAAGTGCTTGCCAAGATACCGGTTAACGGGGCTTTCGCTCTGCACCCGCCAACCACCGTTACATGGCCCATCAGCTCACCTCCGCAACAATGGGGATAGACACCGTGTTGGCATCCCCGAAGATGGTAAATTTGATGCCGCCGTTATAGGTCTCAGCAAAGCCGTTGGTGATGCAGTTGAGGTACTGGTTCTCCGCCTCCACGAAGGCCGCGTAATCGTCAGAAGTCCCTGCCCCCGTGTAAACGTGGTCTACCGTGGCAGTGTTGGTGGCCTTGACCCCGGCGATGGCAACGCTCTGCGTCTTGACCCCGGTGTTGCTGTCCTCCGTCCATGTGGTGCCGATGGTGGCGGTGTAGGTGGTGCTGCCCTTCCGCTGGCCAAGGGCTTCCAGCTCGTTTTCAATCTTGTTCAGATGCTCCGCGTCCAGCGCCGGGGCCTGACCGTTGACCCATGTGGTTTTTTCGTATGCCATTACATCCGCCCCCTCTCAGGAAAAGAAAGGGCCGTTTTTCCGCAACGATTCTTCTTCATAAAAGTTCCTCCTTTTGATCCGGTGCCCCGTTGGGGCTGCTTCACTGTTCAGGTGGGCCACCCCGTCACGGTGGCCGTGGGGAAATCCTGTACGGACACGGCGGAAATCTGCATGGGGCCGCTCCATGTCAGGGGCCTTGTGAACCCCTGCACCAGATGCCGCTCCACCGGAGACCCCGCCTTGTCGCTCCGCACAATGGAGATCAGTTCGTTCTCGTTCAGGTGCATGATCTGACTGCACGAAACCGAGACGGACTTTTGCAGTGCTGCGGACCGTTTCAATTTCCACACAGCCAAGTCCTCGCACTGTCTTTTCGTGGAATATCCCGCCGCCCGGTAGCGCACGGTTTTGCGCCCAATCCGACTTACATTCGTGCTGCTGGCCGGGTCCAGATTCTGCGCCCGCGCCGCCACCTGCGCGCTGTTGTTCACGGCTTCCCCGATCACGATGAAATCGTTGTACACCTCCGTGTTCTTCTCCGTGTACTCCGTTCCAAGCAGCTCCGCCTCGCTTTGGGAGAACTGCCACGCCAGAGGCTTGTCGCTGTCCAGAATGTCATCCTGAGAGGGGTCGATCCGCAGTGCGCCGGAGGCATCGTACCCGATCCACGCCGCCAGCATTTCCGCAAGGCCGAGGCACACGTCCGCATAGCTTCCGTTTTCACTGTCCACCCGCAGGGTGTAGGGTGCGTCCGTCAGCTTGGCCGTGGTGCCGTTTGCCAGCTGCTGAGTCTTGCCGTTGTAGTATTCCGTGAATACCGGAGCCACATTGTCCACCAGATCCCCGTTCCCCCGGTCCAGCTTCAGCAGGGCTGCGATTGGGTCAAAGACGTTGGTCCCCGCCTTCACCTCGTAGGTGCTTTCCAAATAGCCGAAAAGCGTTCCGTCCAGATCGGACCATTTATCCACCAGATTGTATTCCGCCGTCCGCTTGGCCGGTTCCAGCGTCTCTACCGGGTCCTTCACAAGAAAGACCCCCTGTTGGATGTAAAAGTCTGTTCCGTCGCTGAGCACAAGACCCTCGTCCAGTGCGATCCGGTTCCCGAACCACACCCGGTTGATGTTGTAATCAAACGTGCCGTCCAGATTCGCCAGCGTCACCGAGGCCGTCCGCCGCTGGCCGTTGTTCAAATTCACGGACAGACTCCCGTCCGCGATAAACGCCCCGGCAAAGCGCCCCGTGGGGTTGTTGTCCAGTGCGAAAGCCGTAGAGCCGTCCGGCTGTAAAAACCGCAGACGGCACAGCTTTGTAAAAGGCCGGCGCAGCATCTTGCGGTAATCGTTCATCCGTTCCGCTTGGGTCATTTCTGCATCGCCTCCCTCTTATGCAAACAAAGCGTCACCCGATGTGAGCAGGATACGCACCCCGTCCGCGGAGCCGATCTCCACCCATGGCAGCGTCACCGTCTGCACCTGCTGTCGGCTGCCGTCCATGGTGCTCATGGTAATGGCCCCTCCTGCCCGGATCTGCCACAGGTCTCCCCGTCGGTCTTTCAAAAACAGGGCGTCCTGCGTGGTTGAAAGGGCGTACACGGCATCCCGCACCTCGTTGGTATCCGTATACTCCCCGCTTGCCAGAACGTGCCCTATGGCCGCTGAGAGCGTCCCGGAGCGGTAATCGCTGGGGGAACTCTGTACCGTAGGATACCGGGTAAAATTTCCCAGCACACCGGGGCTGTTGTTGTTGCTGATTTCCCCGCTGGCTACGTTCAGGCTGAACCGGAAGATCGCCGCCGGGTGATAGCCCCCATCTGCGTCCGTGGTGCATTGCAGAACCGTCCAGTCCCAGAAGATGGGCGTCACTGCGTCGGAGATCAGGGCGTTGGTCACGATGACCTCCTGCCCGTCCGCCGTCTGCCCCAGTCCGAACATATAGTAGCGGTACGTCTCCTGCGATACCGCCTTGCAGTCCAGAATGGCCCGCTCCGAAAGGGGCGTCTGCGCCACCGGCTCCAGCGTTGCTTCCCCCTCGTGGTAGCGGTAAATGGCAAAGCCCGTCAGCGTTCCGCTGAAGGCAAGATTTCCCGCCTGCAGGCCGCCTCCGGCGAAATCCGTCTGGAACAGTGTGTTCCCGGAAAACGCCCCCGGCGTCCAGCCGTCCTGGTTCAGAATCTGGTCCAACACACTGGCTTCCAGAACCTCACCCGTCACCCACAGATAGTCGCAGGTTTGGACGCCGCCCAGCGTCAAAGAGGTAATGGATCGCCCCGTCAGCTTTACCTCGCTGCTGAAAAGGTTGCCGGACTGAGTACCCTTGAAGGGATACAGCTCCGGTCCGGGGTACAGTGTCACGGCGGGATACAATGCGTTGATCCACGTCACCTGCCGGAGATAGATTTGTCCGTCGGTAATCACCAGCGTCCATTCGTCCTCCGCCGTTACGCCGCGCAGGGCGTCCTTCCAGACCTCCCCGCCATCCACCGTCATAGAAACGCCGGACTTCCCCAGCGTCACGATGGCCGCGCCGCCATTCAACCCCACCGTCAGGATGGGGTTGTCGCGGGTCACGTCCACCGTCCCGCTCCACACCAAGCTCCACGGCTGAGCATAGTTCATCGGCTGCCCCGTCACCTTGTCCCAGATCACGGTTCCGTCTGCTCCCAATACCAGCTTTCCGTTTTGGACGCGGTTTTCTCCTACCGCCGTGCCCTGCACATCGTACAGCCCCGGCCATGTCACCCGGATACCGGACTTTTTGCAGTTGGGACAGGCCACCACCGCGCCGGTGGGGGTGGCGGTAGCGTAGGACACCCGGAAATCCACCCAGCCGGTGTCCGCCTGTACGCCGTTTTCCGTCTGCACCTGGCAGCGGACGGCGTAATCCGTGTCGGAAAACAGGCCGTCATACTCCATCCGCAGCTCCGCCGTGCCGTAAATGCGCCCGCTGTCATAGAGCGCCGTATCGCTGCCTTTTGCCCGGAGCATCCACCGCACCCAGTTCAGCGTGTCCCCCTGCGCCTGCGTATAGGTCGCCGTAAAGGCGTACTTCCGCACCGCCAGCGGCGAGGGGATGGCGGCCACGGTCAGTACCGGGTCCGCCCTCGTCAGAAAGACCGATGCGCTCCGCTGGGTCACGCTCTCTGCATCGGTCTCCCCCCACCACTGCTTGATGATCAGCTTGTACTGCTGCCCGTTCCCCATATTCGCCCCGCTCAATGCGTCAGCCGGAATGGTGTGGGTAAACAGCACGGTGTTTCCGGCGTAGTCGATCCCATAGAAGGGACATCCCTCCGTCAGCTTCCCCGTGGTGTACACCTGTGTGGACGCCGCATCGTTTTTGCAGATCGTCAGGGAAAACGCGGTCATAGCGGAGTTGCCGTTCACCTGCCAGCTCACCGCCAGCGGCTTTGTAATGTCAACCGTGCCGTTTCCCAGTTCCCCAAGGGACGATGGATAAATATTCGTTGGTTGGAATAATGCCATGCGCCCGCCTCCCTTAATGTTTGTAGAGGCCCAAGTTCCCGGCCCCGTGGTTCAATGCCTGCATGACCTGCGCAACGGTCAGGCGGTTGGCCGCCTCCGCCCCGATCTGAACGCCGTTCACGCTGTAGCTGTCTCCGTAGTGGTCATAGCTGGTCCGGCTCATCACCGTTTTCCCCGGCATGGTGCCGCCGCGCTCCACCGCGCCGTACAGCCACCCAAGCTCGCTCATCCGCTTTTGGAAAGTGCTGTCCGCGCTGGGTTCCAGCATCTTCTCCGCCAGCAGCGGGGGGATCACGATTTCGTCCTGACTGGTGGCCTTGATGCCCCCCAGTCCCCGCAGGATACCGCCGGAGTCGAACTTCTTGTACGGGTCCTTTCCACCGTACTTATCGTTGATCTTGTTCTGCCGTTCTTCTTTTAGTTTGTCGATGGTGGCCTGACTGGCTCCGCTCTTCTCCGCGTTCTTGATGGCCAGAGAGTAGTCCACGTTGCTGTCATAGCCGTTGCCGCCGGACGAACCGGACGAACCGCCCTTTGAAGAACTTCCCCCGGAGCTGCTTCCGCCCCTGTCGGGGTCTTGCCCCCCGTACATGGCGTTGATCTTGTTCTGCCGCTCTGTCTCTAACTGCTTGATCAGCCCTTCCCCGGCCCCGGACTCCTTGGCCTGCTTGATGGCAAGAGTGTAGTCCACGTTCTTATCAAAGCCCGCGTAGTACATATCGTTGCCATCCGCATCCACCTTGGGATACAGCCCGGAGAGGTCCGCTCTGGCTGCTCCCTGATGCACGTTGATGGCGCTCTTGGCGTAGCCGTTCTCGTCATAAGTGATTACATACCCGTTTTTCTCAACGGTTCTGCCCGCAAGTTTCTGGTCCCGGCTCATGTCCGCGCCGGTGTAGGAACCCTTCACGCCCTTGCCGTAAGGCGTGGTATCCCGGTAGTTCAGGTTGGCGTCGCTGCCGTCCGCCAACTTCCAGCCGGAGGACCCGGAAGGAATGAACCCTTCGTTCATCTCCGTCTGCGTCCAGCCGCCGCCCGGATTCTTCGTGTAGTCGAAGTGGTAGCCTCCGGTCGCCCCGGCCGCGCCCATCATCCCCGGTAGCATCGTCTGTCCGGGGAGCATAATCCCATTCATAGCCCCGGCAATGTACTGGTTCAGTTTGCCCAGCAGGTTGTTGACCTCCTCCACCTGCTGACGCATCTTGGGTGTTCCGTTTCTGGCAATGTCGCTGAGAATATCGTCAATGGTCCGGGTAGGTTCCTGCAGGCTGTCCGTGATCCGCTTCCACTCGGCTTTCAGGGTGTCATAGGTTTCCTCGATGAGCTTTTTCTTGGCTTCCAGTTCGTCGATTTCCCGCTGAAGGGCCAACTCCCGCTCATACTCCGCCAAGTCCTCCTTGGCCTTTTCATAGGCGTCCTGTGCGGACTTCACGGACGAGGCGTTGGCTTCCCACTCCCACTGTCCGGTTGCGGCATTGAATACCCGCACCGTCCGTTCCTTCTGGGCTTCCAGCAAGGCGTTCTGCTTTTCCAGCACCGCCGCCTTCAGCTGTTCCAGTTTCAGGGCTTCGTCCTCGGCCTGCTTGGCGTCCTTCAGCGCCGCGATCTGCTTGTCAATGGCGGCTGTCTGCTTGTCCCGTGCTTCCTCCGCCTCTTCCAGCTTTTTGTTAACGGCATCTTCCAGTTCGTCCCAAAGATCCTCCTGCAGCTCCTTGATCTGCTTGGTGATCTTCCAGTGCTCCGTGGACAGGGCGTTGATGTCCGCCTGACTGGCCCCGATCCGCCGCATATACTCCGCCTGTGCGTGGAGCGCCGCTTGGATCTGCCGCATCTTGTCGATCTGGTCCGCCGTGCTGTCCCCACGCTCCTGCATGAGGGAAAGCTCCGACTTCCGCAGGGATACGATGTCCTTCAGCCGTTCCAGCTCCGCGTCCTTAGTGGATTTCCCTGTGGACGATGTGGTGGGGGACGTATCCACTTTGGAGGTGGTATCCACCGTCCCGCTGTCCCGCCCGGTGTCCGTAAACATGGACTTGTAGATCCGGTTCAGAACGATGGCACGGGCTTCGTCATAGGTCTTGGCCTTTCCGGTCTGCAACAGGCCCTTGATGGTCCGCTCTACATCCTGCGTCTTGGCGGCACCGATCATGCCCACGGAATAGGCGGCCGCCCCGGCCTCGGTGGCCAGCTGCCGCAGCGCCCCGATCTGCTGACTCAGGTCCAGCTTTTTCTCGTTCAGAACGATCATCCGCTTTACCAGATTGTAAATCTGGTCCCCGGTTTTCCCGGCTTGCTTTTGTTCGCGAATCAAGTCGTTTACATAGTATGTAATGCGGTTTGATGCTTCGTCATACGCTTTATTCAGTTTGTCAAGTGCGGCCTTTGCCTCTGTATTCTTATCACCAAGCACATCATGAGCTTGTGCAAACCGGGCAAGTCCCGTGGTAACGGAATCGTATTCTTTCTGAAGGTCTCCAAGGTCTCCCCGGTTCTCTTTCAGCTTTTCAGAAAGTGACGATGCTTGTGCAATCAGAGATGTTTCGTAGGTTGCTCCGGTCTGATATGCTTTTTTCTCTGTTTCTTCAAACTGGACGCCCAGCGCCTCCAATTCCTTCCGGGACTTTTCCGCCGCTCCCGGAATGTACTGGTCCAGGTATGCGGTCAGTTCCGCATAGCTCTTAAAAGTCCGCCCAGTAAGACCCAGCGCCTCCGCACCGCCCCGACTCTCCCCCATAGAGGTCAGGTGATATACCGTCTCCCCGGTTCCTACATACCCTCCGGCGCTTTTCAGGGTGCGCTTGGCCTGTCTCTCTTCCAGTTTTTTGAGTTTTTCAATCTGCCGTTCCAGTTCGGCGTTTTCCTGTTCCAACGCCGCCTTTTCATTCAGAATTTCCGGAGTTTTTTCGTTCCAGCCAAGCTCATTGATCTCGGTGAGCCGCCGCCGATTTTCCTCCAACTTTTCTGTGTTGTCGGAAATGTCGGTGTTCAGTTCGTCAAGGCTTTTCCGGTAGTCCTCCGTGGCATTCCACAAAAATTCAAACGCCGCCACCGTCGCGCCGATGGCAAGAATCCACGGGTTCATGGTGATCCCAGCCGCCGACAGTTTTGTAAACGCCGCCGTCGCGCCCTTGGCCGCCGCCTGAATACCGATCAGCCCCAGCGACACCGCTCCGGCAGTCACCGCCGCGTGCCCAAGGTCCGTGTTCAGGGATTCTACCGCGCCGATCAGAACGTCCAGTCCGCCCTTAACGGCGTCGGTGCTCACCATGCTCTGGATGAACTCCGTCCATTCGTTTTTCAGAATGTTGGTCTTGCGGGTCCAGCTGTCCAGCGCGTTTTCAATTTCCTTGTCCGCGCTGCCTACGGCGTTGGCGTAGTCTTTCAGCATGGACTGGTACATATCCCAGTTCTGGATCAGAGCCAGCAGCTGGCTCGTCCGCAGCTTGCCGCCGATGTCGCTGACCATCTCCATTAGCTTCTGTTCGGTCAGCAGCCCGTCCTTCATGCTCTGGGCAAGGCCCCCGATGGCCTCCATGGGGTCAATGACCTCGCCGGTGGCCTTCGCCGCTTCATACGCAGCCGGGGCGTACTCCCGGATCACGTCCTTCAACCCGGCGATTTCTCCGGTGGTCCACGTCACGCCCTCGTCGATCTCGGTTTTCGTGTCCCCCACGATGTTCAGCACCAAGGCCCGGAAGGCTCTTGCCGCTTCGCTGCCGCTCCGCTGGGTCACGGCGGTGATCGTACCGATGGCCGCCGTCAGTTCATCGATCCCCACATGGGCCTGTGCCGCCACGGGAGCCACGGTCCCCAAGCCTTCCGCCAGCTTCTCAATGCTGGTGGCGTACTTGTTGTCGATCTCGTTGGCGCCGTCCAGCACCTTGGTCAATGCGTCAATATCGCCCTTGTACTGATACGCCGCATCCACGGACAGCAGGAATTGCTGGGCCGTTTCCGCGCTGGTGTCGCCCACCAGTTTTGTCTTGGTGGCCAGCTCCGCCAGTGCGTCCGCCTGTTCGCCGTAACCGGCACGGGCAAACGCTGCCACAGAGTTCAGATATTCGTCCGCCGCCTCGCCGTAGGCCGATGCCATCTCATAGGCCCGGTCCCGCAGTTCCTCCATCTGCTCCGCTGTAAAGCCAGTTACCTTGCGGACCGTCACCATCTCATCGTCCACGGCCTTCATGGTGGAAATGGCGTCCCGGAATGCCCCAATGGTCTTGGAGACGATGGTGCCCATCACCTGCCATTGCAGCATTTTCAGGTAGACGTTGGTAAAGCTGTCCCCTAACAGGTTGGTTTCCTCGGTCATCTCCTTCGTGCCCTTCTGGACCTTATCGGAGGTGTTCAAAAACGCTTCTCCAAACGCCGTGGCACCGTCCGCCGCACTCTTGCTTGCCGTAGAAATCCCTGTTAGCGCTTCAGCTTGCTTTTGAATTGCCGTTGGGTTAGTGGAAATTTTCTGTAAGTTCCCCGCCAGCTTCCCGGCGGCATTGGCTGCGCCGTTCAGACCCTGCGCCGTGCCGTTCAGATTCACCTTCGTGGAGGAAACCGACGCTACCTCCTGCTTCAGCTTTGCGATCTCCGCCCGGACCTCTGTAAAATCGGGTACGCCCTTAAAGATAATTTTTGCCATGCTTCACCGCCCTGCCTTTACTTCAATATCCTTCGTCACCCTCCCGGCCCGTGTAGCCGTTGGCTTCGATCTGTAATTCTGCGTCCTGTTGGTTCATGGCCCGTACCAGCGTTTCCTCCGCCCGTCCGCCTTCTACCAGTTCCGTGACAAAATTTTCAAAAAACGGTCTGGCCGGTGGCCTCCGGGTCCAGTCATAGGGCGGGTCCAGATGTTCAATGCGCCCGATCAGTGCGTCTCCGTTCAGCGGGTTTTCCACCTGTTCGCTCTCGCCGCTGGGCTGGTAGTCCATGGAAACGCTGTCCTCTGTCACCGCAAACTCCGTGTTGCCGTCGATGTCGGCCAAGCCGCCGTATTCTCCCCGCCGGATATATTCCTTTGGGTCGAATTTTTCGTATACGTCGCCCTGCACGTGCTCAAAAAGGCATTGGGACAGATCCTCCCGCAGCGTGGGCATGGCCCCCGCCAGCGCCGCCTTGAACCGCTGTTCCAGTGCCGCCATGTCCTCGTCCAGCCCTGTGATCCTGGCAGATGCGCTCCCGCTCATATCCCCGCTCCTTTCCATCATTTTCGTGACCTCACGAAAATGATCCCAAGCATACGCCAAAGCATGAGATCCTCATGCTCTCCCGTCCGCCGGGGATCAAAAAGCGGGGCCGACCGCCGGGTTTCCCCGGCAGTCAGCCCCGCTCGGCTCATCCTATCCAACGCTTAGGATAAGGCGTTTTTGGTGTGTCCCTTACTCGGCGGTGACTTCCAGAACCGCCTGCGCAGTGTACTTGGCAGCACCCTCGGCGGGATACTGGATGGCGATGCTCCCGGTGCCCTGCGTGCTCCCGGCGGTCACAATGCCGTCCTTGGAGACCGTGGTTCCGGTAGCAGTCCCGGCGGTCACGGTGTACTTCAGCAGGCTTGCGGGAGAGGGCGTCACCAGTTCCCCGTTTTTCATAACCAGTTTGGCATTCACGGGGGCAGTGCCACTGGCGGCCACGCTCACCACGCCGCCGATCACAGCGATCCCGGCCACCTCGTCGCTCTCCTCGTCGGGAACCAGCACCATGTAGGCGGAAGTGCCCATGCCGCCGCAGGCGTCGCACTCGGCGGAGATCACGTCGGCGTCCTCATTGATAGCGCGGCCGGTGATGGTGGTGGTATCGTAGTTGGACTGGTCGCCGGTGGTGTTGGCCCCTTCGGGGTTCAGATACAGGCGGGGCACGATCAGGTAGGCCCAGCCCCAGCGGGTGCCCTTGTTCTTGCCGGACACGTTCTGGTATACGGCGATCTGCGCGGTGAAGTGTACGATGCGGCCATTAAAGGCGCTGTGCACCACGCCCACCTGAGCCGCGGGCTTCCGGGCGAAGTACCACACCTTGTAGCTCTTGCCGCTCTCAGCGGTGAAGCCGGTAATGGCACCGGTGGCAGGGTCGATGGGATAGGGAACGCCGCCCACAGAGTAGGAGGAAGCCGCGCCCACCTCCTGCACGTAGCAGAAAATGGAGGAATAGCCGTACTGGGCCACAGGCACCAGCTTACTCACGTCGGCCTTCAGGGAAGTGCCCGTGGCCTCCACCGTCTGACAGACGGGAGAAACGGCGTTGTAGCTCACGGTGCCGCCCACAGCCATCATCTTGCTCATCAGGTCGAAGTCCGCGCGGGTGAAGTTCACCTGCGTATCGCTGTCGCTGGCAACAATCGTGGCAACGCCGTTGCCAAGGCCCGCTCGCAGAGGGTCGATGTTGCCGGAGAACTGGATGTTACCGGTGGAGAACTTGTCGCTCTGGCTCAGAACCTCGCCGGTAACAGGGTCCTGAAGCTGTGCGGAGCAAATGCCCTTAGGGTAGAGTCTCTTGTCAGTAAAAGTGATCATGTCTGTTCACACTCCTTTTAAGTTTGTTCCTTGTTGTTGGTAAATTGGCTCAGCGGGGTCATGTCTCCCGCGTCGTCCCGCTCCCGGTCATAGAAAAGGTGGGGTACAGGGTTCCCGCCCTTCCACTTCACGCCGTTGCCCTCCGAAATGCCGCAGATCAGATAATCTGCCGCCCGCTGGATGGCTTCCTGACGCCGTTTTAGCTTCAGCAGGGGCCATTCGTCCATCTCTGTTTCCTCACAGCCCGTAAACAGGGCGATGGAGGAAAGCAGACCGGCCGGGTCCCGGCGCAGTTTCGGCCCGTTTCTCCGGGCCAGCTCCGCCTCCGCCTCCAACAGGTCCGGGTTGGCGTCCTCATCCGTCAGCTCAATGCCGTTCTGATAGGCCAGAATAGCCCTGAGCCTCTGGAATTGTACCGGGGTAATGGTGATTTCTTCCTCGCCGTTCCATGTAAAGCATATCCCCTTTAAATCCATTGTGTTTTCAGGAGAAAGTTTCACATGAAACAGGCGGATGCGGTCCGAAAGGCTCCGGCCCTCCCCCAGCCGCAGCGCCAGCGCCAAAAACGCCAGTGCCCGGTTGAAAAGACCCACCGGTTCTTCCCCCCGCTCCATACTTTCCAGATCCATGACCCAATAGGCTGTCAGCAGAGGCATGACTGCATAGCGCACAGGGAGCGCCTGCTGGATCACGTCAATGGCGGGTCTCGCCCGCTCAAATTCCTCCTGCTCACATACCCGGATGGGCCATAGGGTCAGTCCGGCGGTTTCTACGGGTTCGTAGCGGTCCGCCGCCCGCTTGATATTCCGTGAGAGTTCCATCCTTTTAATTCATCCTCTCCAATATCTGAAATCAAATGGCAATGCCCGCGCTGGCAAACAGCGCCGCAATACAGGCCCCGGCGATCAGCCAGATCACCTTGTCCACGAGACTGTCCCACCGTTTGGCGGACTTCCCTTCCATCTCCGTCATCTTTTCATCGATTCGGCTCACTTTGGTCCCCATTTCTTCCTGCTTGGTCGCCATTACCTCTACGCTGGCAGTCAGCTTGAGCAGCGCCTGCTGATCCCGCTCCACATCGGCCATGCGGTGTTTCAGGGACTTGATCTCGTGCTCGTGGCCCTCTATCTTTACGGCTGCTTCTTCCATGTTCATGGTGGCTGTCCTCCCGTTGTGAATTTAGTAGTCCTCAATGGTATCCCCCATGGCGGCTTCGCTTTCCGCCCAATGTATGCTCATTTTCAGTTCCCGGCCTACCACCGTGCCCGTCTGGTCATATACCGGGCGGCTTCCGTTGTCCGCGTGTGCGGCACGGGAGAAATCGCACACGCCGATCCCCGCCAGATTCACCCCGTTCAGCGCTTCGATAATGCACTGCTCCATATCGTAGGATCGGGCGTATGCCTCCGTTTTGGTAGTAGTCTCTTGGTTCACGTTGCAGGAAATCACAAACGTGATCCCGATCCGCGCGTCAAAGGGCGTCTGTGAAAAAATGCGGCCCAAATAACATTTGATCGTGCTTTTCGCCTCCGTCTGGGCTTCTCCCCAGAACTTCTGAGCGTAAAGGCGATACCCTTTTGGGTGCTTGCGGCGCTGGGTGTTGCTGTCTACCACAGGCTCGTTCCCGTCAAAAAGAAGGCTCTGCTTCTCCTTGGCCGTAGGCAGCCGCTCTCCCAGTGGCTTGGCCCCGTCATGCCATAGATATTTCATCAGCCGGACGCGGGGGCGGGTGTTGTCATCCACCGGCTCGTAGCCGTCCGGCAGCGGCAGGTCCATCAGATAGGTCAACAGCTTGTGGGGGATCTCCTCCGCCCCACGGAAGGTCAGAAACCCGCTTTGGACTCGCTCAAATGGATAGGTGGGGCTGTGGAAGGCCGGGTTCATTGTGCGCCGCCCTTCCGCTGCTGAAAGGCCGCGTCAAAGGCGCTCCGGGCCTCCTTCAGATCGTCCAGCGTCTTTTGCACCGCCTCCGGCGTCATGCTCTGCGCCGCAAGGTCCTGAAACCGGCTCACGGGATCGTTCATGGCTTGCAGCATCCCGTAAATCTCCGTTTTCAGCATCTTTTCCAGATCACGGTAGTCCGCCAGCAGGTCAAAGGCTTTGTCCCGCAGCTCCGGCCCTTTCCCCTTCATGCGGTCGATTTGGTTAAAAATGTGACCTCCGGCCCAGCGGTCGTAGTCGTCGGCGGACATGAGGTAGGTTTCTCCCTCCACCGGCTCAAAGTCCTCTCCCAGATACAGCTTTACAAAGCCGCCCATGAGATACCGGCTCCGCCGTTCCACATTCTCCTTGAAGTAGGGAAGCACCTGTCCCCCCTCCACCCGGACCTCCATCCGGTCAAAGCACCGTCCGGCGCACTCCGCCGCAAACGCCGCCTTTTCCATCAGGGGTACATAGTCTCTGGCTGCCAGCAGCCCTTCCTCCGTCAGCTTTTTCCATTCCATATACGTCATTCCTTTCAGATTTTTTGGAATTTCTCACGGTTGCTTCCTCGCAGGGGACACAAGGCCGCCTGCGGTGTGTTCTCCCATTGCCCGGTCACGCCGCACAAATGCTGGTGCCCGCAGATGGGGAATTTCTGCCCCGGCTGCATCTCGCACAGCAAACTCACCGTTCCGGGCCGCTTGTAAGCGTATGGACACTTCTCTGCCATCTCACAAGCCCTCCAATTCGATCTCCGCGCTGACGCTTTCACCCTCGCACTTGGCCGTTACCGTCAGCGGTTTTGGGCTGTTCCCCCAGCACCTTACTGTCAACCGGTTTCCATTGACACTCACGCTGTAAGAACCCTCTGCGGCTCCCTCATAGGTCCACTCTACCGCCGCGTCCTGTCGAACGCCGCCGATAAACAGCGCTGCCTCCAAGGTTTCCACATCGTAGGGGGCCATGTAGCGGGGAACCTCGTTCAAAAACTTCACCGATGGCGTTTTCTCGCCGGACGCCTCTACCGTCACCGCAAATCGTCCTTTATAGGCCGGGTTCTGTTTCAGAGCGGCGATAATCTGGCAAGTGCCCTCGGCGACCGCCGTCACTTTTCCGTCCGCGTCCACCGTGGCCACGTTGGGATCGTCCGACCGCCACACATAATTGATCGGGTGTTCTGCGGTGCTCTCCACATCCGTCCCGTTTCGCTGAGATCGTGCCGTAAAGAAAACGGTATCCCCCGCCGTCATCCGGGGACTTCCGGCAACAAATACCGCCCAGGAGAAGTTCTTCCCGCCTGCCACTTTCGCCTCCATATCGTCGATCTCATGGTTCGGCTCCTGCATCCGGGCGTTGAAATACAGCAGGTGTGTGCTCTCATCGTCCCCGGTAAACTCCTGTGTAATGTCAGAATATCCGGTGATCTGATAGGCCCGCCGCCCTAAGATCAGGCGGCTGTTCTGGTCCAGCTGCTCTGTGTTGGCGTTGCGCTGGCAGATGATGTTGAAATAGCCCTGCATGATGAGGGTCATTTCCTGGAAGTCGTTGGCCGTGGCCTGTGCCAAGGACTTTTCCACAAGGATCGGTTCTTCCCGGATGTTTCCGTACCAATCCAGAAACCGCCATACAGCGTTGCACCGCCGCATGATCCCGGTCCCTATTGCGCTGGACAGGTTGGAGGGGTTTGTCACCAGCCAGTAGGAACCCATGGTCTCCACCTTGGCTCCCTCCGGGATGTAGTCCACCCCGGCATCCGCCACCAGAAATGCCTTCTGATCATCGGTTTTCCGGGTAAGGCTGACGCCCTGCTTGGTGGTGTCGGAAAGGCGGATGTGCTTTGTGCTCCACCGGTAGAAGTCACCGGGAACCAAGCCCTGCATCCGGGCCGTCACAAAGTCCGTAGCGTAAGGAGCCATTTCCTCCACAAACCGAGCCGTGGCATCCGCAAAATATTGCCGCTTCCGGTCCCGGTATTGAGCCGGAGCGTTGGTCGCCCTGCCGTTCCCGCCGCCCAAAAGGCCAATGTTTTTCATGCCGTGCTTGGCGTCCGCCATGTGGTCCCCTCCTTTCAGATCAGCTCCATCTGCCGTGCCGACCGGTGGAACGCCGTTGCGTACAGGCAGTCCTGCTCATACTTCCGCAATTCCTGATTCAACAGCCCCCGGTTTTGCAGTTTTTTCTTGCTGCCCTTTTCCATGTACTGCGGCTCGTTAGGTGGGTTAAAGCTCCGGTCATGATCCTTGGGCGCGTCGCTGAGCCAGTTGCGGAAAAACCGCTCGTCCCATACGGAGGCTACGCACAATCCCAACAGCCGCTTCTGCTCCGCTGTCAGGTCATGGGCAAAGGCCCCGTCGGTGTAAAAGTCCATTTCGTACTGCAATCCCGCGTCCATCTGGGGAGGAAAGGTCACGGTCCCGGTCTCCGGGTCATACACCGCCTCTCCATACGGTACTAAGAGTACGGACCCGTCCGGCTGCTCCGCCCGCTGTGCGCAGGAGAATAATTCGTAGCCGGTCATCCCAGTCTCTACCTTCGTTTCTTTCGCAATGCTTTCCAAGGTGGAGACCCATGCGCTGTCCCCGTAGGCGGGTTCCGTCAGTCCCTCCTTCAGGTAATCCACCATCTCAGGGGGACGGTTGAATACCGGGATCGCGTTTTTCATGTACAGGCTCATCCGCCGAAGGAACCGCACAGGGCTTTCCGCCGCCTGATCCGTCAGTCTCACGTCATCAATAAAAACCATGGCATGGTCCGAAATGATCTCGCTCCAACTCGTTCCCATAGCCGCCCTCCTTTTTGGACTGTTTTTATATGTTCTCCGTCCTGTCTGTTTTTCTTCGGAACGGTCATGTTCTGTTTTAATATTGCCCCATGCCGCCGCATTCCCAGTGGCATGGGGCTTTTTGCCTGTTTTCTCTCAGCCGGTCCAGTCGGCCTTGGTCTCCCGCACGTCGATGTGGGTAAAGCCCTGCTTACTGTAAATGCCCACGCCGCCCCAGTCAGGCATCAGCTGTCTGGCATAGGCCGCCACCTGTTCCGGCTTCTGTCCTTCCACGGAAATGTCGGCTGCGGTGCCGTAACAGTGCTGGCTGTCCGTCACGCCGCCCGCCTTGGCGTTGTACTGGGGTGTCCGGTATCCGCTGTTGATCCGCACAGCGGAACCGAAATGTGTGCGGATGGATTCCAGCACCATCACAAGGCGGGGCGCCACCAGAACGGCGTCGCTGCCGTCCCTGCAGGCAAACTCCTTGACCTTGAAGTGGGCGGAAAGACGCTTGTTTCCGTCCTTGGCCTTGGAGTATCCGTTGATTCCAACCATGCTCATCACCTCATTTTGTATAATGCACGAACCATCTCTGCCCGTGTCACCGTCTCCCCCGCATTGCTGTCCGTCAACAGCCCCTTGGCCTTGCCCCATGCCAGCGCCGGTTCCTCCGGATTGACTGGGGCCGGGGTAGGGTTTGTGGTAGCCGCCTTCCGCTCCCAAAACAACAGCAGCGTGGGCACCTTCCGGGAGCTGATCACTTTGCCGCCGGGGAAGATTCCCTGCGTGGAGCCGCCGCCGTCCAGCATGAGGGCATCCACCACGCCCAGCCCCAGCAGCTTGTTTTGGAGCTGTTCACGGGTCAGACTGGCCTTGTCGCACCAAAGGCAGACCTTGCCGTTGGCCAGCCAGCCTACCGCCGTCCGGGCCGCAGACCGGGCCACATCCGGCGTGAGGTTTCGCCGCAGTTTGGCACCCGCTTTCAGGAGAGGGACGCCGGAGAGGAACGATCCTCCCCGGTCCGTCAGCATCTTCGGAAGTCCGTCGCTGCCGATGGAAATGCCCCAATCCTGATACGCGTCTCGGCTGATAATCTTTCCGTCAATCACCGTCCAGCCCACCGGCTGAAACTTCCCGTTGAACAAATAGCCGTTAATGATGTGGGTGCAGCCGGTTTTCGCCTTGATCTGCGCCGGGGTCAGCTTTGCCGTGTTGTGGTAGATCTGCGCTCTCGCGCAGTCGAAGGTATCAACCATTGACTCTCACGGCCTTGGTGGGATGGCCGCTCTCATCAAAGGTAATGCGGTAGTGGCCCTCCGGCACCCAGACTTCCTCCTCGGTGTTGGCCTTGGCAGGGTTGTACCGCATGTAATCGTGGAGGTGCTTCACGTCCTCCGGCTCGGTCTCCGCGGGAATAAAGCCCTCCTTCATTTCCTGCTCAGACCAGCCGGTCTGGGGGCCGTCGGGAGTCATGGTGTAGTCCAGATGGAAGGTGGCGCCCGCCGCCTTCAGCTCGGCGTTAATCTCGCTGAGCTTCTTGCCGTTCTTCTTGCCCTCGTTGATGATTTCAGCAAATTTCTTTTCCATGATTTGTTCTCCTTTCAAATCAAAAAAATGGTTGTCGATCCTATCTATGTCCCCCTTGTCCGCATCCCCCGTCTCTCGTTCCCTATGGGGGTTGGTTTCCAAAGGCGGGGGCCGCAGCCCCCGGCCTTTGTGCCAGAGGGGGTATGGGGGACGGTGGCGTCCCCCATGTTTCTGGTGGGGGTCTAAGGGGGAGGCATCTTTGCGCCAAAGATTCCTTCCCCTTGCCCCGACATGGGAATGTTCCCCTGCGGGGAGCGCAATTTTAATTACTCATCTGCTTTGCGATCTGATTGACCCCGGTGCTGGCCAGACCGCTCACAATGCCCACTGCCACGGCGGTGAGATAGTCCGTTGCGGGGAAGTCTGCCATGATCAGCATCCCCACCACGCCCAGCACCCCGCCGGACACGCCCACAACAATGGGAATCCATTTGTTCTCAATGGCGGTGGCCTTCACCGCCATGCCGATCAGGTAGCAGATCACCGTAATGACCGCTACGCTGGCAATGCCAAATCCGGAAATATCCATGTTCAATTCCTCCTTTTGACCTTAGTCCTCTTCCGCTGCCTCCGCGCTGTTCAGCGCGTCCAGCACCGGGCGGAACATCCCCTTCCGCCGGGGGTCCTCCTTGGGTTCCTCCGCATACCGGGCCTTGTTCTTCGCGTTCAGCTGCTTCAGCAGGTCCCGGCTGTCGGCGCTTACCTCGCCCCGCTCCCATGCGTCATAGTAAGCCTTGGCCACCATCTCCTGATGCTCCGTGCAGAGATCGTCGAAGATGTCCAGCAGCTTGTCTCCCATGGTCACGGCGCAGCGGAACGCCTTTTCGTCCAGCACCTCGCCCTTGCGGTATGCGCAGTGGTACACCGCCCGTTCGTCATCCGTCATGCCGGAGAGCACCACCAGCCAGCGCCGCTCAATGAGCCGTCTTGCCGTCTCATCATAGAACCGGCTCCACTCGCTCTTGGGCACCATCACAGTGCCGTTCTTCCCGGTCACGGTGCCGTACATCCCGTTGGGGCCGAATACAGCCAGATTATCGTCCGCCACCGGGGCGCACCAGCGGAGCGTCACTTTTTCCGTGTCCGCCATCACCTGAACCACTTGGGGCTTAACCTCCGCCATGGCCTTTGCAACGGCTTCCGCCGCCGCCTGTTTGGCGATCTCCGCTACCTCTTCGGCTGTATAGAGCTTTTTGGGTTCCTTCTCCGCCGCAGGCACTTCCGGTTCAGCCACGGGCGCAGCCTTTGTCTGTTCCCGCAAGGGCTGGTCGGCTGCTTCCAGCTCCTGCGCTTCGATTCCCGCCGCCACATCTGCGGCCGTCCGTTTCTCTTTTGCCATCTTTTCCGCTCCTTTCAGATGCAAGATGTTTGCTCGTTTCTCGCGCTCCGCCCTCATGCAGGCTTCGCGCCATATCCGCGGGAGAGAGGGGTTCCTCCCTCCCGCTTTGGGTCTTACGCGTTGATGACGGCCATGCGGGACGCCAGCACCGGCACACAGTCGATGGACATAGAAACCACTACGTCGATGCTCATGTCTGCGGTCTGGTCGGGGGTCAGCTCCAACTGAATGGGCGTGCCCTCCTCCATGCCGATGTAGACGGGCTTGTAGCCGCCCGCGGGCACCAGCCAGATCTTATCGGCGGGAACAATATCGATCGCACTGGTATTCTGGGTCCCCGGCACAATGGCCGTGTCGATGGGCATCAGGTTCATGCCCATGTACTCGCCAAGGAACCCATAGCGCGTCCAGTCCAGCCCCAGCATGGTGGACAGGGCCGCATCCAGGTTCACGGTGGAGGCGTTCACCACACCGCTGGGCAGCGCCTTGGTCAGGGCGGAGGGACGAGCCACGCCAATGATGTTCCGGTAACGGGTCCCGTTCACCACGCTCACCCGCTCACCGGCAGTGACCCAGTTTGCGGAGGTGTTGGTAAAGTTCATGTTGTTGGGCACATAGGCGGTGTTGGCGGTCATCTTGGTCAGGGTGCTGATCCACAGCGCTGTGATCTTGGAGTACATACCGGCGGCCAGAGCGTTGAAGAACCGCCCCATGTCGGCATCGTTGCCCACCAGCTGATACCACTTCATGCTCACCCGTGCGGTGCGCAGACGGGGGTTCAGGGTCACGCTCTTGTTGTAGAGGGTGTTGGCGGGCTTGGAGCGGGAGGCGCCCCAGCTGTCATCCTCAAAGAGGAAGATGTCGTTGCTCATGATGTCCAGTTCCTTGGTCTGGCCGATGGGCACGGTGGTCATCTCAGCCAGCCAGCCCAGCCCGGAACTCATGACGGTGGGCAGCATGGGGGTCACGATCTCGGTGACGATACCGGCCAGAGTCTTGAGGTACAGGCTGTCGCTCATGAACTTGCGCTGGTTGCGGCGGAACTCGTCCAGATCGGCGGGAGGGATCTCGCCGCTCAGGGCGCACACCCGCTTGGCGCAAAAAAGCAGCAGGTTCTTCTGAAGGTTGCGGTTGGTCATGCTGTAGCTGTTCTGCCCCTCGCCGTCCGCCAGCATGGCGGTGAAATCGTCGGGCTGCTTGGTCATGATCCGCAGGGCGCGCTCATCCCGGCCCAGACGCTCACGCATCAGCAGACGGCCGCAGGTCACGATGTCGGCCCGCTCACGTTCCGCGTTGCTGAACTCCTTGGCGGCGCTGTCATACACATTAGGATCAATGCTGTTTAGTCTGATTGCCATTGTTGTCACTCTCCTCTCGTTTCTCAGCCCGCTGCCGCGTCAACCTTGCAGGCCAGCACGTCCACGAACTCAAATGCGCTCTGTGCGCCCTCGGTAAAGGTGCCGCCGGTGGGCAGAACCTTGAAGTACGGAGTCCCCACGTCGGTGGGAGCGGCGGTGGCGGGCACCAGCAGGCCGTTGGCAATGGTCAAAAACTTGTTGGCCCCCAAAGTGGTGGACAGGTTGCCGATGCCGAAGCGGTAAATCTTGTTCCCGTCGAACACGATCTTGGTGAAGGTGACGGGATAGCCCTTGGGAGCGGGCAGGCCCAGGGTGTTGGCGCCAACCTTGTAGAGGTTGCCGGTGGCGGGGTCCTGAACCATGTTCACGTCATAGGGGTTGCAGGCGTAAATGCCGTCGCCCTCGCTCTTCACGGCGGCTCCGGTGACCTTCATGTTCCAGCTGTTGCTGTTCTTGATGGTCACGGTGGATCCGGTGGGGCCAACGCCCACATAGCCCTCGCAGTCCATCAGCTCGTCCTTCACGCACAGGAAACCTGCGGAGCAGGTCTCGTCTGCCTTATCGCCGTTCTGGAACTTGCCGGTGATGTTCAGCGTCTCGTCGAACACCCGGTTTGTCACTCTGGGCCAAAATGCGGTCTTTTCAATGTATGCCATTGTGATTCACTCTCCTCTCGTATCTCAGCCGTTCATGCGGCCCAGCATCTCCATGATGCCGCCGCCCTCACCGCCGTTGGTCTTGGGGTTGTTCCATGCGAAGGAATGCTGCTTGGCGGCCATTTCCTTCTTGCGCTTTTCGGTCTGTGCCTTACCGTGTGCGGCCATCAGGTCCAGCACGGCGCGGTCAGCGCCGCAGAACTTCCCGTCAGTCTCCATGGCGGCGAACTCCTCTGCCCGGTCGCACAGGCCCTTGGCGGTCTCGGTCATGTCGGCGTCACCTTCCACGGCGCAAGCCCGGATGTCCTCCAAGGCGCCGTTCACGGCTTCCTTCACGGCCTCGACCCGGCGCTCATGCTCAGCGGCTTCCATGGTGCGGATTTTCTCCTCCGCTGCTTCCAGACGTGCCTGCAGTGCCTTCACGTCCTCCGCCTGCTGCCCCTTTGCGGCGCAGGCATAGTCCACGATGTCGCTCACCTCTGCCATGGCGTTCACGCCCTCGCCAAAGGGGAAGGCTGCCGTGAGGTAAGCGGGCTTGATGCGGCTCTCCACCACGGCGCCGTTATCCTCCGCGTTAAAGGCGTAGGTATAAGCGCTGCCGGCAGAGTCCACGAGGCCAACGTGCATCCCGTCCTCGCTCAGAGCGACCACGCGGTAGCCCTTGAACTTTTCAGACATGGCCTCCATTGCCTTCTTGCTCATGATGTTCACTCCTTTTCTCTTGTTCGTTTCGTTGCTTCCCTTTCCGGGGTCCAGAGACGCCGCCCGCAGTTTTAATGTCTTAAACTCTTCCTGCATGGCACTCAGCGCCTTGATCCGCGCCCCCGGAATTGCCGGCGGCACATCGTCTCCCAGCACGGTTACGCCGAGACCTGCCCAATCCGTAATGATCTCGTTCTCGCCATCCATGTGGGATTTTTTCGTATCGGTCTCAGCGGAAACATCCATGCGCCCTGTCCGCACGATTTTTTCCACCAATTCCGGTGCGTAAAACTGGAATAACCGGCCCTTTGCCCTGATCCACTCGTTCCCGTCCTCTTCCACAATAGAAAAGTCCTTGGGATCGTCGGATAGGGTCCCTACGATGCGCTCCGCCGTTCCGTCCATGAACGTGTAGCCCTTCTCGCCGGTGTAGGGGTCCCGCACTTCTCTCATGTTGTGTCCGTCCCCCACCTTGCGGCCCACATAGGCACACAGAATGGGCTGACCCACAAACGTCAGGTAGTGCTCCCGCATATTGCGGAAATCCCAATGATTCTCATTCAGCCCGGAGCGCATGACCCACAGTTCCACGCCGAACTCGTATTCACTGAGCCGTTGCATGACCCGCAGCTCGCCGGACATTTTTACGTGCTCCGGCGGGGTTCCTCTCGTCCGAAACGGCATGGTCACGCCTCCTCTCCGTCAAACAGCTTTTCCACCCAGTTGTCATAGCTGGTGGCGCTGCCGTCGGTCTTGTCATACATCTGCCATGCGTAGAGCATGGTCTCGTAGCTTTTGCTGTTCTCCATCTGAAGGTTTTCAAATTCCCTTGCCAGCGGATACAGCCCCACTTCTTCGCTGGCGCCCACGCAGTCCCGCAAGGCATCCTCAATGTCCTCCAACAGCCGGATCACCTCTCCGAAAACGCCGTCCATGTCCTCCGGCCGCTCCCGGTATTCCGGGGTCTCCGGGTATTCCTGCATCAGGTGCCGCTGGTGAAGAATGTCTCCGATCACGTCAAACCGCTTGGGCTGTTCGTGGGCCAGACGGTGAATGGCGTCCGCCGTGTGTACCAGTCCAAACTCCACCAGAACCCACTCCTTCAGCGTGTCCAGGCCCCGTGCGGCGTTCTGGTATGCCGCTGTGGCCCGCCTCGCCGCGTCCCGCAGCGGGGAAAAGCGGGGATTTTCGTAGTGGTAAATGTCCCGCAGCTTTGCCATGTGGTTTCCTCCTCTCGTGTTGAAAAAAAGCACTGCCCACGCCGGAATATCCGGCGTCAGCAACGCTTTGCTCCTCCCGCTCACCGCTTAGAGCGGGGTGCTCTGTTCACTTTTTCTTCGGCTATCCGCCGTAGGTGTCGATGTCCGCTTCCTGTCCCTCGCTGGTCACGGTGCCGTCCCCCTTGGGTCTCCCGCCGGGGTTCAGATCGTGGGCCGCCTGGGGCGGCAGTCCGCTTTCGGACTGCTTGGCATTGTAGCTTGTCACCAGCGGCAGACGCTTATCCATGATGCCGCTTGCCTTGATGGCGTTGGAAATGCTCAGATCGTCCAGCAGGGAAAGATCGTTCATAGCCATGTAGATAATGGTCTGGGGCAGGATGCCGAGGGTCATGCCCTGCTTGGCCTCCTCCATCCGCTTTTCCTCGGTGGAGAGGGTCCCGAACAAACTGAACCGCCACGAATATTTCAGATTCAGCTTGTCCATAATGGCCGCCATCATCCGTTCGTAGCCCCGGTATACGCACTCCGCGAATTTTCCTTCGATTTGCAGGGAGATTTGAGCAATGCCTGCCTTGGGGTCCTCCGTGGTGGGTACGATGGCGGACAGCCCCGCCTTGTTCATGGCGTAGCTGTACCCGGCTGCGGAAATCTTGGTGGCGCTGGGCGCTTCTGCCAGCTGGTGCATTTTGATGTTTTCCACAGGGGCCGTGAACCAGCCGATCCCGCTGGTGTTGCTCTCTGTCAGCATCTGATACCACAGGTACTCAAACAGCCGCCGTCCCGCGTCGGAAAGCCGGTAATCGTCCTCTGTGCTTGTAATTTCGGACTTATCCTTGTAGGGGATCTCGCCGGTAAACAGGGCGATCAGGGGATTCTGCACCAGTTCCAACTGGATCTGCTCGTACTGCGCCATCTGCACCAGAGAGAGATACAGCCCCGCCAGCGGGGAAATGGCGTTCCGGGATACATCGTCTGCCTCAAAGGTGAAAATCTTGTCCACCGGCAGTGTCACCCAATAAAACCACCGCCCGTTCTGGGAGTATACCTCCGGGTCTCCCGCCAAGCGGCCGCCGGTCTGCTTCCTCCGCTGTTCCAGCACGTTCAGGTCCACCCGGTCCCGCGCCGCGAAGATCACCCGTTTCCCCGTGCCCTCCGGTGCCCGCTCCGCCGATGCGTAGAAGTCATCCAGATAGGGCAGCAGCAGGTCTCCGAACTGCAGCGGATCCGTCCCCGGCTGCATAAAGTACATCAGGTTCATCGCCACCGTGTATTTCGACACGTTGTTGAACCCAACGATCTTTACCCAGTCGCTGGGGAGCTGCTGTAAAAAGGCGTGGTTTACCTTGTTGTGGGGCTTGTCCACGCTGATCCGTGGATAGTAGAAAACCTTTCCCTCCTGCAAGACCTGCCCCGCGATCTCATGGGCCGTGGCCTTGGGGTCCAGCGTTTTCCGCAGCTTGTCCAAAAGCTGCCATTCCCGCAGAAAGTCCTCCCGCTTTGCTTCTTCCTCTGTGGCGTACTCCGGGGCAATGTAGCTGTGGTAAGTCAGCATTTCCGTGTACACCTTCCGGGTGTGAAACAGGGGATACGCCGTCCATTCCAGCGCGTGAGCCACCTGCCGCAGGCCCTGTTCGTTGCCGTCCGGTGCGGTGAGCATCTCCGCCACCTTGTCCTTGCTGTAATTCACCGGCAAGGAGGAAATGGCCTTTACCCGGCGGTTCTGAATGTAGGGGTTATTCCGGGTGTAGGTGTTGCTGGCCGCCCGCATAAACGCGCTGCTTACGGCGTCCATGGGCAGATCGCCGTACTGTGCCGCCAGTTCCCGCAGCCTTCCGAATATCTTCGGGTACGAGGCGAATTGCACCGACCTCAATTCAGTTTGCAGGTCCATGCTCCCCACCTCCCTTCATGCGTTCCCGCTCCTTCTGCAATTCCAATTCCAGCCGGTCCAGAGTGCTGGCCCATTGCTTCTCCGCCTCTTCCGGCGTTGCGCCTGCTTGGGCCGCCGCTTCTGCCAGAATCATGGTGTTGCAGTCCGCCAGCCACAGGCGGTCCCCGTCTGTCAGACGGTCCAGGTCTGCCCCGGCCACCTCCACTGCGCCCTCCGGCTTTTTCCGCCCGGTGAGATACAGCAGAATGTACCCTGCGCAGATCCGGTAAAACCGGGTGTCATACGCGATCTCTTCCGTTTTCCGGGTCCGCCCCATGGCGTACAGCCGGTATCGTTTCTTCCGTTGAGCCATTGTCAAAACCTCCGGCCTCCCCGCCGCGCCGTCACCAGCCGTCCGCTGCTTCCGGTGCTGATAGGCGGTGCCACTTTGTTTTCCTTGAACCGATCCAGCGCCGACGCCCAGTCGCTCTTGTTTTTCCCGTGGATCTCCGTCAGCAGTTCCTCCCGCTCGATCAGCTGAGCCAGCCGCAGGGCATATTTCGTGGCGGACCAGCTATCGCGCTGAATGGCCTTGGAAATGCGCTTCTCGCTCATCCCCGCCCCGCTGGGCACCAGCTTCAGGTTCTGTATCTGGCCGGACAGCTCCCGGCACTTCTGGTAGGGCTGTGCGAACTGGTAGTCCCGGTCATCGTCCCGGATGCGGTGGGCGCGCTTATACGCCTCCACGCCCTCATTGGCGTTCAGCGTCAGCAGTTCAACGTTGTGGTGTTCAAACTCCGTCTGCGCGTATTTCAGCATTTCAAAGTCCGGGTCCGTCACGCCGGTGCCGCCTGCCTTGATGGGGTAGATCACCGGAATGGCCCCCGGCAGCTCCGCCGCCGCGTAGGCCGCGTGGTTCTTCACACACAGGGGTGGAAGGCCGTCTCCCAAGTCGGTCATCAAATCTTCCAGCACCCCGCGCCCGTACTGCCACGAGTCAATGGAGATGTAGGTCTGGCTTCCGTCATAGCAGAACCGATTCCATATCGCCTTCAGCCGCCGTGCCTGCGCCTTGCTCTTGTCCGGTGGGGGCCAATCGTCGATGTAGACCAGCTGCTTCAAAAAGCGGTCCCGTTTCAGGTATTCCCGCTGACGGGTCAGCTTCAGCACCACGCAGGCACACTTGGCGTTCTTTGCCGAATCCTCGTAGGAAACGTCATAGCCCACGATGTAAATAACTTCCTCCGGGTCCAGCTTGGGGTGCGGGTCCTTGCAGCAGTGCTCCGTCTCCATCACCAGCACCCGCTGGGAATCCGTCAGCACCTCGTCGGAAAGCACGGGGAACTCGTCCGCGCCGGTGTACCGGCTCTCCATCTCCCGCATCCACTTTTCCGCCGTCAGCTCCTCCCGGAGTCCCTGCGCCCACTCATAGGGCCGCATCTGCATGAGCACGATACTCTCCCATGAAATGTCAATGGCAAAGGCGCTTTCCCCTTGGGTCATTTTTTTCATCACCTTGCACCGGGTCTGAAACGCGTGGTTCTGCTTGCGCCCTGCGCTGGTGATGGCGTGTTTCTTGTAGCCTACAAAGTTTTTGTCCCGCTCACCGCTGATGTTGTGCCAGAGACGCACAGCCGGCAGCACCACGGTGGAATACTCGTTGTAGTCGAAGGGTGGGTTTTCTTCCTGTGCGTATTCCTCCGCCGTCACGTCATGCAGGTTGTCGCCGCGCATGGCGGAGATGTAAAAGGCGCTTCCGCCGTCCGTCTCGATCTTGAAATCGTCCTTGCTCTCCGCGCTGACCCGCCAGTGCTTGGCAAGGATGGGGTAATCGTGCTCAATCTGGTGGTAGGTTTTCCCGCCGATGGCGGCAAGCTGTTTGTAGCTTGGACCATAATACGCGCTCTGGGTCCCCGGCCATACCAGCCCGTTCACCATGGCGTATTTCATCTTTGTGCTGGTCTTTGTCAGGCTTCGGGTTCCGGTGATCGCCACCTCCCGTTTCCGGGCGTAGGCCCGCACCATCACCCGCTGCAGGATCTCCTCGTTGGCGAAGTCCGCTTCATCGCTCCGCACAAGGTCCAGCAGCTTGTCCGGATACCACCGGAACACCCAGATCAGAAAGGCCCACCAGGCATCCTCATAGTCCGTGTAGTCCCGCTCTGCCGTGGGCTTCACGCTGACCCAGCCCTGCGAACTTGTCCATGCCTTTCCGGCCCGCCGTGCCATGGCTCCTCCTTACCGATTTTTCTTCGCCGGAGGCATCTTCACCAGTCCGAGCCGCTGATATGCCTCCTTCTCCTGCTCATTGGGTTCCTCCGCAAACTCCCCCAACTCGTCCCGCAGCCGCATCTCCGGCGGCAGGGTGGTCAGCTCAGGCCGCCCCTCGTTCTGCCGCATCCGGTTTTCGTTGATCATAAGCATCTGTTCCGCCGCGTCCATGGTGTAGGGGTATTTGCAGGATCGCCCAAACAAAATGCGGAACATTTCGTCCGGGTCGCATTGCTTCCCGTTTTTCAAAAGTCCTTTCTTTTCCAGTGCTTCCACCAGACTGTCGATCCGCAGATCGTCAATGGGCTTCGCATCCTTTTTCCGCAGTCCCTCGCTGGACAGGTTATCCTGAACCATCTTGTTCAGCTTAGCCGCCTTGTCATATTGGCCGATGGCCCGCATCTTGTCCCGGTCCAGCGTCATCTTCGCGCAGTCCCGCAGAATAAACTCCTGCTTCACGCTTACGCCGCCCGCCGCCATCAGGTCGCTGGACAGTGCCTCGTAAATGCGATCCAGTTCGTCATAGTCCTCAGAGGTGTAGGGGTTCTTTGCGGAGTTCTCGCCCCAGTTCTTCCTCTGCTGTGCAGTCCCCACCTTCCGGTTCCGGGCGGACTTCTCATTGCCCACCGCTTTGGTAAATTCCCCGGCGGACAGTCCCTCGCCAAAAATCTTGGTAATGTCCGTCAGACCATCCAGAAAGCCAAGGGGTTCTCCCCGCCGCGTGTCCAGTTTCTTCAGCCGCAGGTTGTCCAGATAGGCGATCCACTTCTCGCCCACGTCCGGTTCCTTTGGCACCGCCAGCATATCAAAGGGCCGGTCAAATTCAATGCAGCAGTAAAAAAGGGAAAGGCTGTCGCTCGTGGCACGGGCAATGGCGTCATAGCGTTCCTGCTGTGCAGTCAGTTCCGCTGTATCCATCGGTTCCAGTTCCATTCGCGGCCTCCTTCCCCTAAAAAACAGAGAGTGAAAAGAAACTTAATTCTTCTCACTCTCTATTATTTCACAAGGTTTTCCCAATTTGGTAAACTTTAGTAGCCACTTGAAAAATTTTTTATTCCGGCTCCAAGCCGAGGATGTAATCCACGCTCACGCCGTAAAAATCCGCCAGCGTGATCAGGGCCGTGGCCTTCGGTTCCTTCATGCCGCTTTCGTAAAAGCCTACCATACCGTGGCTCATGCCGCAGTATTCGGATACCCGGCGGCTGCTCATGCCTCTGGCCCACCGCAATTCCCGTAGCCGTACCGCGTAGACCGGCAGTTCCCTGCCCTGCTTGTGGTCCTCATTCCTCTCCATCGTCCCCCTCCCTTTCCAGCAGCTCGCAGATCCGTTGGGCGCGCTTTTCAATGAGGTCCAGTTTCCACAGCAAAGAATACAGAACCAGCAGCGCACAGGCGTATACGGTCATGGCAATATTCCCGCTGGATGACTCATAGACCGCAAAGCCCACCACTATAAGCAGGAGTACAAAATTCAAAATCGTTTCCGCCATATCAGCTTCCTCCTTTCTCAGACTGCCCGGACCTCTCCGGGCAAGAAGTTTTCCGTCACGTCCCCGCCCTTGGTGTGGGTGGTCACGGCGATAAACCGTCCGCGAGGGTGAATCCATGCGACCCGCCCCCGCCGAATCGGGCACAGCTCCACGCTTGACCGCTCACTTTTCGCCCGCTCCACCGGCAGCGTCTTGAACTTCGCCTCTACCGTCTGTCCGATCTTCATTTCCGTCCCCCATACGTCACTTTTTTCAAATCTTTGTACCGCTCAGCGTGCGGAATCAGCTCCGCCTTATCCCGGATGATCTCTTTCAGCACCCGGTCCATGTGCTCCTGACACACGTCCGCCGCCGGGTTCTTGTAGTCCAGCGCCGGCCTGTATTCTTTTCTCACCTCTGCCCATGCTTCGGTGAGCCTCATAATGCGATCATAGCCCCAGCCCTCCGACTGGTGGATCGCGATTTGCAGTGTATCAATGTCATATTGCGAGGTTATAACCATCGTTGCCTGAAGCAGCCGGTTGGTCTCGTTCTCCCACCGTTGCAAGTACCCCGATTGTTTGGCCATCTTACTTCCCCCTTAACAAGTGCAGTTTCAGCCACAGTGGAATGTCGGCGGTCAGAATGCTTTTGAAATAAAACACGATAAACGCAATGCCAGCGGCTATGACCAGCGTCCAAAAGGCTATAATCAGCCAGTCTTTCCGTTTCATTCAGTCCCTCCGTCCATCTTGGCTCCGCACCATGGGCAAGCAATAGCCTCGCTCATGTCTAATACATTCCCCTTATGCTGGGTATAGTGTCCGCATCTACTGCACAATGTCCCGCCGTTTCTGCGTTTCATCCACTGCCCATGCACCACCGGCACGGCATCCACGGTGGGGGCTTTTTCGATCAAGCCAAGTAAGCCGTTCCAACCAGCACAATACGCCGCAGGGACAACATCTCTGCTGCACCGGCCCACGCCCAAATCATCAACATCAATCAGCCTCATGGTCAGCACCTCCGTCATGCACCGTTGTGTATTTCCAAATCAGCGTGTTCAACTTTCTCAGCCCCTCCATGGTGATTAGGTCCTGCGCGCACAGCTCGTCCCGCAGGTGCTCCAGCGCTTCGATTGGGGCCACGTCGGCGGCAGGAATTTTCTTCAACGCTCTCGCTGATTTCCATACAGCTTCATAAGCCGAGCGCGTCGGGGCTTTCCCTGCAAGATCGGTTATAGCATTAAACGCCGCCTCCCGGCTCATGTATTCAGCCATCCTCATCCCCTCCAAATTCCGCCTCGTACTGTTCCGGCGTGATAATCTCAATATCCTTTGCGGAGTAGCCCAAGGTGTCGAGGCATATCAGCTTCGCCAGTTTGTCTTTGTCAAGAGCCGCCGCAACGTCCTCATAGGATACGCCGGGTTTTGCCTCAAAGCTGATTTGAGCGCCAAACGCCCCAGCCACGCTAAAGCAGATTTTATATTCAGCCATCCCGCTTCGCCTCCTCCGTCTCAAAGAAAAACACGATGGGCTTTTCGTTTTCGATGATGTTGCCGTAGGCTACACCAACCTTGTAAATGTAGTTGCCGCGCAGTTTGCGAGGAATTTCTGCGATGTACGTCCGAAACAACTCTAACGGATTGGCTCGCTTGTAGTGGTTGCACATCCGGCAAGAGGGCATGAGATTGGACAGGTCATCTGTCCCCTGTGCGAAATACCCGTTTTTCGGGATAAAATGGTCTACCTGCATATCGCAGAGCTTAATTTTTCTTCCGCAGTAAGCGCACCTCCCACCGTATTTTTGCCATACGGTCTCGCGCATCTTTTTACTAATTGCCATCCTTCATCGCCTCCAATGCACGCTCCGCCTGCTCGTGTGTTAAGAAAATTGTTTTCCCTATGGAACTTTCTACGTATGAGCAGAACGGGGTTGTATCAATGTCCCACCGTCCCTGTATTGCGAGGTATCTCATGTTTCTGACTTTGTGCTCTAAGATTTCTCCGGCGAACACTCTGAATAACGTGTCCCCTACCTTGCACGGACGCACCACCACGCGTCCGTCTCTGTCGGCTTTGACCAGCTGGCGGAACCTGTCCAGTGCCTCACTTGCTTTTTGGTCTCCGATCAAATCCTGAAGAAAGACTACATAAGATTGAAACGCTTCCGGTGTCATGCCCGTGTCTAAATACTGACGCAGTAGCGGGCAGTGCGCCGCCGGGACCGCCGTGCAGAACCCGCCGACCGCAGTACAGTTCCCGTTATCCTCATGCCTAAAGCGGCAACGCAGGCAATTAACATTTCCCATCACATTCCCTCCGTCCTTTCAAACCTAATCTTCATTTGTGCGGGGCACAGGTCCACCTCCGGTCTGCGCTTGCCTGTCCATCGGAGACCGCCAGCTTGCCCGATGCACTTCCACCCGGCAGCCCGTAGGCTGGCCCCGTTTTCTGTGTCCAGAATATAGGTCACAAGCCGTTTATAGCCCATGGCCCGTGCCGCCCTCCACGCCGCCGCATACAGCATAGAGCAGGCGTTTCGAGTTCCGTCTGTGCAAAGCCGGTTGACCTCCAACGTCCAGCCATCGTCCAGATGACGGGCCACCGGGCGCCCCACAATGGCAACGCCTACGATTTTCTCTCCATCGGACAGCCCAATGGAAAACTTGTGTCCCACCACAGGCCCGTGGTGCCGGTGGTACTGCTCAACGTAGGCATTGGCTTCTCGCAGTGTCATTGGACACACCTCAAGCATTTTCCACCTCCGGCGGCTCCGGTCTTTTTAGCTCAAACTGACTATATGGCATAACACACAGCTTCTTGGAATCGCAGTCAGCCATGCCGCTGAAGATGTCCTTGCAATGAGCGCAATACTGGCACATCCACGTCTTTCCGGCTTTTCTGACATCCGCAATTATCGACATAACATAGTTGCGTTCAAGCATCAGTTGTCTATTCTGCCCCCGCAGCTTCTCGATCTCTTTTGCCTGCGCTTCAATCCGGTCGGCGGCTTCCGCCAGATCGTCGCACAGGGTAATGGGCGTTTCCCACTCATTTGCCTCCGCCCATTCTGCGTGCTCACGCAGCGCATTTACGAGGTCTTGATCGTTCATAATTCCCCTCCCAATTTCATAAAGCAGCCCCAAAAGGTCTGCGATTTTTTCCCGCTGTGGTGTCCGAAAAGAGGTTTTTCCCCAATCGCTTTCCAGACATCGGCAGCTGGGATCTGTGTTTCCGCCCACTTAAAAATCAGAACTCCGTCCGGCTTGAGTACCCTCATACATTCTCGGAACCCGTCTCTGAGCATATCGGGCCACCCTTCCACCAATTTCCCGTATTTCTTCCGCATCCATGCGTTTTCCCCTACCCGTTGCAAGTGCGGGGGATCAAACACAACCAGTGCAAACGAATTGTCTGGGAACGGAAGATCTGTAAAGTCGCACTGCACATCAGGATGAATAATGCACGTTCTCTCCGAATCTCGATTTGTGCTTTTCCATATCGCAGTACATTCTTCGTCCCGAATGTCGCAGTAAACCGCCGCCGGATGTTGTTTGTCAAACCAGATTGTTCTTGATCCGCACGTTACATCGAGGATCTTTTTACCATCCAGCGAATTTACGAGGTTTGTATCGTTCATGGTCTGCATATCCCTTTCGTTCATTCCTCGAACCCTCCCAGCACTTCCTGCCCCGGCAGAACGCCGTCCTCCATCCACCAGTGGAATACATCCACACCGGATTGCCACTGGCACGGCAGACTTCGCTTCCTCCGTTCTTCCAGCATCCGATCAAAGGCCCGAATATACGCCGCCTTGATTCTCGGATAGCGAGCGAACTCCATAGTCCTTGCTTTTGATGCCATAGGACAGCCTACGCAGCCGACCCGGTGGAAGCCCTCGCAGTACAGCGGGTTCATGGGAATTTTTTCAATAGCAGCATAATCCAGTACCTCATTGTCCTTCCAGTCGATGATGGGGTTCACCACCCGCTTCCCCTTTAGTTGGCACGTTTCAAATAATCGGCGATCCTTGTCATTATCGTTTGATAGGATCAATTTGCTTTGTGGCTTAGACGTTAATACCTCTAAACCGCCGCGGCGTTTCCTGGCCGTGGATTCCGCCCAGCGAACACCTGTAGCGATAAACCGATCCTTGCCTCCCCCCTCTTTAAGGACGGCGCAACAGTACCGCACCAGGCGTGTGGGCGGCATCAGCTTCCGGGGGATCAGATTCCACATGGTCACGCGGCTCCCGTCCGGCTGAACGTGCTTGTCCACGTCGCACTTCACACCCTTTTCCTCCAACCGGCGGAACGTATCGTACACATGCCGCACCGTCTCCGGTGCGTCCGCCGTGGTCAGGCTGTGCAATACCTCAAATGGGATGCCGCTGGCCCTTGCCAGATGCAACAGCACATCGCTGTCCTTCCCGCCGGAGTAGGTGATCACCAGCGGTTTCTCAAAAAGCCGCAGACTCATATCCGATGCCGCTTTCAGCCGCTCGATTGCGGTCTGTTCCAAGTCGCTCATAGGTTCTCCAATTCCCCGCCGCAGGCGGCGTAACCGGCGAGGTCAACGAAGCAATCGCCCGTTGCCCGGTTGCCCTGAATCCGTGCGATTTTCAGCAGCGCCATCATCATGGCAACGTCCTTCGCCGTAATCGTGTGCCCGGTGTATACCGTCCAGTATTGCCCAATCAGGCCGAAACTGTCCTCTGGCGTTCCGTAGTCGGTTTCCCTTCCTCCGCACACGCACTGCTTGGCAGCGGCTAAAATCTCTTCGCGGCTCATTCCTCCACCTCCGCAAGCCAGAACTCGCGGCGACAAATATCACAGCCTCTTCCAGTCGGGCAATGCCCGCGTAACGCTGTATCAACAAGGCATGGGTCTAAAGCAACGTTATGTGTGTTCGTATATATTGGCGCATTTGGAAACTGCTCAAGGAATACGCTCTGGCGGGTTTTGACGGGGTGCTCTGCGGCCCACTGTTCCACGATAGTAACCATCTTTTCTGGGTCTTTCGGTTCACCCAGCTTATAGCACTGCGAAACCCCCTTGTATGCGGCGCAGTTTTCGCAGGTCATTTCGCCAGTTTGATTTGCCTCGCACATCCGTGCTCTTTCTTTCAAGAAATTTACAGCATCCATCATTTTTCCTCCCCTTCCTCGTCCAATTCGTTAAAATACTGGCTCCCGCAATAGGGGCAGCCCACCTTCCGAAACCGCTCAAAAAAGCAATCTGGGCGCGGCTCCGACCCGTCTAAGACCATCGGTGCTTCAAAATCTGCGCCGCAGGTTTCACAGTGATACATGGTGTTTTCCTTTCTCCGGGCGGTAAACATCTCCCCGGTCCCACGCCTTCGTGGCGCAGTTCAGACCGTGATATGGTCTGGTCCGCGCCCCGCAGGAGGTGCACGCCACGATGTAGTCAAAGGGCGGCTCCGCATCCTCCACCCGCTCCCCGCTGTCCAGTCCGCAGAGAGGGCAGGGTGGCAGCTTTTTCTTCCACCCTGCTCTCCGGTTCTCCCTGTTCACGGCGTTCCACCTCCCAGTAGGACCTTTGCCAGAAGAACCGCCAGCAGCAGTAAAAAGCAAATTCCGCCGATCAGGGCGGAGGTGTCCCCCCGCTCCCGCCGCCGCTGCTCTCTGGTCTTGCGGTTCTTCTCCGCCCGCCGCCGTTCCATCTCCCAATAGGCTTCCTGTTCCCAGTAATCGTTGCTGTGCTTCATGTCCCGCTCCTTTCGTTTCCGCATGGGAATAAAAACCGCCCCATGTCTCCCGGTTCCTCTAACGTGCCGAACCGCCGTTTGGTAACAGCAATGGGAAACTCTTCAATCTCGCTGGCCCATAGGCACGTTCCGCGTCCGTTCAACTGCTCCCAGATCAGCGGGAAACCACCTATTCCATCGAACAAACTCGCCATTGTGGCATCACGCTCGTAGTTGCCGCACAGCCGTTTCAACAGCCATTTCCACGGCGGCAGGGCGATGGAGTTGCCCAGTGCCTTATACCGGGGGCTGTCCGCGTCCTTGTGGCGCTTGCCCCTGCTGTCCGTCCACTCGCCCAAGTCGGTCCAGTGGTCAGGGAAGCCTTGCAGCCGTTCGCACTCCAAGGGGGTCAGACGGCGAACAACCATGTTTTGGCGGACCGTATTGTTCAGGTTCAGGCTTTGGCCTCCGCTTTCCTTTGCCTGCAAGGTTCCGTTGATTTCCCCGCCCTCTGTAAAGTTTCGGCAGTCTACGGAACATACAAGATCAGTGCTGTCCTTGAAATCTCTCTGCTTGCAGCTGCTTGCAACGCCCCCCTCGCGGTAATCGCCAAATCCCTGCATTTGGTACGTCAGTGGGATTTGGTTGCCGCCGGTTCCCATCCGGGCTTGCAGACTGGGGGCTACCTCGCCGCAGTCCCGGATCACGTCGCAGGCGTGGCTCATATCCAGAATGGAGGGCTGGTGCCCATGCTCCTGTGCTCTCAGCGTCCCGGAAACATCATGGCTCACGCCCATCACATTCCCGCCTTGATCGTTCAGGCACAGAACCGCCGGTTTATTCCCCCCGCACTCTGCGTTCAGCGTAGGAGCCTGTTCCTCTGCGTATCCGATGCTCCGGGCCTGTTCGCTGTTCCCCAGCTTAAACCCGGCGCACAGTACGGCTTCCTGATTCTGGCCGCTGTTTTCTCCGGCTGGCAACGTTGGCATCACACCGGCTTCGCTGTACACCCGCTTGCTCTGGCAATCCCACGGAGTAAGACAGTCCAGACCGGCGCAGACCGCCGGACGGTCAATGGTGTTCAACGTATAGCAGACATCTTCTTTCCAGCCTTTCCCGTTGCATCCGGCGGTATCAGCCCGGTCGATTGCGTTTCCTTGAAGGCATATCACCGATCCGGCGTCTTTGCCTGCTCCACCAGCACCGCTTTCAGCACCGGTGGCAGGGCCTTCCCCCTCCGCTCCGCTCTCCGCAGGATACCCTGACATGCTTTGCCGGTTAAACAATATTTCCCATGCGGTGTCGCCTCCAAAATCTGCGACAAGCGCGATTCTACGGCGACGTTGGGGGACTCCCCAGTGTTGCGCATCGAGCACTCGCCACGCAACGCTCCATCGTCCTCCCATTTCATCGTGGTATCCCCCCCAGGTGTTCCAACCTTTTTCAGGCACTTCAATATCGGGGGCTTCCGGTTCTGCGATGCGGATGGCTTCTTCGAGGACGGCTGCGAAGTCTTTTCCGCCGTTGCTTGAGAAGGCTCCGGGAACATTTTCCCAGACCATATACCGAGGTCGCACAAACTCACCTGTTCGCCCCATTCTTCTGTCACGGTCTCTCATCTCCTTGATAATCCGTATTTGCTCCATATACAGGCCGGAACGCGCCCCGGCAAGCCCCGCCCGCTTTCCAGCAATGGAAAGATCCTGTCTAACAAGGTGAACCACCTATCACACAATCCACGGGTTCTACTTCATTTCCGCAAATTTTTGTGACATCTCCATAATGCTTCACCTAAATCACCCCCTCTTGCATTTTCAAATAATCGTCGCGTTTTCTTTCCCTCCGCAGCTTTCGTTTGCACCGACTTAGAAAATCCGCGTCCATGTGCATCTCCCGGCAAATGTCCGCCGGGTCTGTCCGTGCTTCCAGCAGCTCCCGCAGCTTCTGCATTTCCGCTTCCCGCAGAAGAGGCGGCCGCCCGCCGCGGCTGGTAGTCCGACCTCCGCCCGCGCAGTTCACGCATTCCGCATAGGGGCAGTGGTTCAGGCAGTAGTCGATCTGGCTCTGCCGGTCATGGGTGCATATCTCGATCCGGTCTTTCCCGTCTGCGCTGTCCCAGGGCAGCACAGCCCGCACGATCACAGTTACGGTCTCCACCGGGCATATCTCCTTTCCGTTCATACCTCCCGCACGGTGATGTGCTTCATGTCCTGCATCAGTTTCACCTTCATGCGGTAGGGCTTGTCTTTTTTCGTGGAAGGACCTTTTACGTCCTCCACCACCAGATTCCATGTTCCGTCCTTCCCACGCTCCTCGTAGGAGAAGTCCGCCCGATACGTCACGGCGCGGCTTCGGTCGCCGTTGGCCGTGATGTAGCTTTCCTTCAGCGTGAATTGGGGTTGAAGCCGCAGGTCCCGGATGGCCCCGGCCTTGCTGAGCAGTACCAACTCGTCATATCGGGCCGCCTCCTTGCGGCTGTCAAAGGTGTGCTCCGTTCCGTTGGGCAGCGTCCGGGCGGTGGGGTGGTTGTGGTGCTTGCGCTTACCATCCGCCGCCGCTTCCGCTTTCCCCTTCTCATCCATTACGAATCGAGCCATTACCCTGGCCGTCCGGTCAATTTGCTGGGCCTGCATCTGCTGCTGTACCTGCTTCCTGTAGCGCTCCGGCAGACTGTTCAGATCATCCAAACAAACGCTCATCGCTTTTCCTCCTGATACTTCGGGCAGTCCAAAACCTGCACCCGCTCTACCACTCCGTCCCGCTCCATGCGGGATCTCCGCCGGACCTTCCAGCCGGGAACGTCCTCAAAGCGGACCTTTCCGCTTTTTTCATCCACCCGGCTCCATTCGCATTGCCCATAGGCCAGCTTGCAGGACCAGCACTTGTGCAGACTGTTGGAGGGGTCCTCCTTCTCCGCCTTCGTACTGTATCTCCGCATACAGCTTGCCAGCGTAAAATTACCTGCCATCCCCATCGGCCTTTCCCCGGAGATAGGCCATCACCTCATCCCGGCTGCGCCGCTGGGGCCGTACCGCGTCCTTGAACCATTCCGGCGGCTTCACCGCCTCGGCTTCCGGTTTCGCTTCCGCCGCCAGCAGGGCCTTTTTCTCAGGCGCCGCCAGCTTCTCCGGCTCCGGCCCGGTGCCGATACGCTGTACCAGCGCCCGGACCTCCGCGGGCAGGGCGTTGATTTCCCGTTCCCGCGCGGAAATGGCCCGATAGCTGCGCTGAAAGTTGCTGGATACTACGCTGTGCACCGTCTCCGTGTCCATCCGCGCCCACTCCCGCAGCGTGTTGGGACTGCCCACGATCCGCTGTACCACCGGCGGAAACTTCTCAAATTCCTCCTCCGCGCCGTACAGCCCGTTTCGGATGGCTCTTGCCACCAGACCCCACGCCTCGGCCTCCGTCATTTCCGGTTTCGCCGTCAGCAGCCGCAATTTGGCCTTTACCTGGCCGATGGTGGGCGGAAAGCCCTTTTCGTCGCTTTCGATCACGCTTTTTACCGCCGCCGCCACCAGCGCCACCTCGTCATGGGCAAACATATCCGCCCACAGTTTGATGGCGTTGCGCATATCCGGCCCGGTGGTGCTGCTGTAAAACCGGGGATAGGCCGCCGTCAGAATATCCATGATGATGCCTGTCTCCTGTCTGGTCATGTTGTGCGGCCCTCCTCCGCGTCCATCTCCGCTGCCAGCTCCGTCCAGCTTTTCCGGGGCTTGTCCGTCCGGGATGCCGCCGGGGCGGCCTTTCCTTTCCCGCCGTCCCGGCCCTCCCATGTGAGGAACTTCTGCTTCCAGTTCTTCACCGGATTCCCCTTGCTGTCCCTCCACGAACGGCCCTGCGCGTCCGGGGTGTTAAAATACTCAAAAAACCGACGGGGGTCCACCGTGCTCTGCCGGGACGCGGCGTAGGCTTCCACCTCTTCCAGCGTGGGCGGCACAAATTTCACCGCCGTCCGCTTTCCGCTCTCCGGTGCCTTTGGCTCACTGGGGGCACCGCCCCCCATATCTTCTGAACGTAGTGAAGAAGATATATCTTCTATATCTACTTCTCTTTCTTCTTCTGAAACAGCGACAGGTAGCGACTGGTCGGCATGGCGGTCGAGCGATGTGTCAGACGATTTTTCGATCAGCAGCTTTTGGTTGGCCCGCCGCTTTGCCTGATAAATCCGGTCCCGCTCCTTCTTTTTCTCGTAAGAATCTAACGTCTGGTGCTTCCCCCAGTTCGGGATCGTGATCACATCGTCTACAATCTCGATCATGTCGAACTGCTCAAAGGTCCGAAGGGCCATCCGTACAAGGCCAATGTCCCGCCGGAAGATGGACGCCAGCATTTCATCCGTGTACGCAATGCGGTTGTTCAGAATAAACACGCCGCTGTTGTTCTGCTTCCCGGCCAGCACCAGCAATTTGAACCAGATCACGATGATGCTGTCCGCACTTGGCATGGATTCGATCATCAAAACCTTTTCATCGTCAAAAATGTCCGTGGTAATCTTGATCCACTTCACGTCACTTGCCATGGCTTCGCTTCATCCTTCCTAAATCTGCGGTACATAATCGTAAGGTTCATCCTCTTCGGGCTGTTCCCACGGCAAAACGGCATCCTCCTGACTGTCAAGGAAACCCGCCTGACTGCCGCTGTGTTCCATGGGTTTCGCCGGTTCGGAAGCGGGCGTTTTCCCGCTTCCAGCCGCCAGCAGTTCCAGCACTGCCGCCATCACCGTCTGCGGAGCCACGAACTCCGCATGAAGCTCGCTCCACTCCTTCTGTTCCCCGTCACGGGTGGTGTAGCTCCGGGTTTTCCACACGCCGCACACCAGAACGGCATCTCCCTTTTCCAGACACGATGCCATGCGGGTCACGTCATCGTCCCCCACGGCGGACACGTTCATGAACTCGCCTTTGGCGTACTTCATGCCAAATTCCGCTTTCGGTGTCCCCTTGGCGGTGGCCCCGATCTTGACCTCGCGGGTCACGGTGCCGGCACACATCATGTACCGGCTCCCGTCCTCATCCCGCGTCTTAATGGAGATCAGCATGGTTCCTCACCTCATTCTCCAAAGAAGGTGGCCGCATAGTCCATACCCTCGTTCTGCACCTTCTGGGGTTGCTCTGCGGCCTTTTCGGCCTTTGGGGGTGTAACCATACCGGATTCGCTCTCCGCAGTCTCCTGATGGGCTTCCACAGCCGCAGGCGCGGTCTCCACCACCTCTCCGGTAGATGCCACCGTGCGCTCCGGCATGGGCATATCCGGGATCATGCCCTCGTCCTCGGCGCTGGCTTCCTCCATGAGCTGGGTCTTGACCTCCGGGGACAGGGGTGCGTAGCCGCTGTTCAGCAGCTGCCGCAGAATCGTCTTGCGGCACATCCGGTCCTGCCCACCGTTGGGATCATACCAAGGGGAACCGTTCAGCAGCTTTTCCACGTCCTTGGGGTTCATCTCCCCGCTCTGCATTGCCTTGAACTTCTCATAGCTGAACGCCTTGGAGTACCGGTCCGCATGGCGCAGAAGCCGGTCCATGGGCCAGTATTCAAAACGGAAGGTGCCGTCCTTCAGCTCGTAGTAGCCGTAGTAGCCGATAATGGGCTTGCTCTGCCTCTCCTCGTCGCTCTCGTACTTGGCAAGGTTCACAATGGGCTTGCCCGTCCGGCGGCTCCGCCCCTCGATCTCGCCCTCACGAATGTCCGTGCAGTCGATGTCGGCATAAAACCCGGTGGACATGGCAAGCTGGATGTAGCCCTTGTAGCCCAGAATGTACGTTGCGGTAGTCCCGTAGGGCACCACATAGTAGCCATGGCCGAAGATCAGGCCCATGCCCTCGCCCCGAAGTGCCGCCGCTACAATGGTGCTGGGTTCACAGGCTCTCAGCTGTTCGCTGGCATTCACGGCGGAGATCAGGGTGGAGGTCAGCCGCGCCGCCGCCTTGTCGCTCCGCAGAGCGCTCTGGATCATCTTCTGCATACTGGGGGCCGCGATAGCCATGGAAAACGTGGGCTTGTCCCGCTGGGTCTGGGCCGCAAAGCTGTTGGTTGCCTTCATGTCAAAATTCCTCCCTTATTCAGTCCGCGCGGCCAAAGGCAATGCCGTTGGCCAGCATATAATCCCGCAGTCCGTTCAACTGCTCCACAGTGCCTGTCACCCGGAACGAAAGGGTGACGGTCTGCGGAACCGTGCGCTTCGGCTGTACCTCCGCCGCCGGTGCCGGTGCTTCCGTCTGAATGGCTCTGGCCGCTTCCACGGCGGCCTGCACCCGCTCCGCTCTGGCGGCTTCATCCGCCGCCCGCGCAGCCTCGGCCTGTTGTCTGCGTTGCTCCTGTTCCGCCTTCCGCTGTTCCTCGATCTCCTTCACCCGCTTGAGCGCCTGATCCTTTTTCAGCACCGTGGGCAGATCGTGACAATGCTTGTACTCTTCCAGCAGCGTGGTCTCGAACTCACTGTTCAGCCCACGGATGGCGGCAATACTGCTGTCACATTTGCTGATCGCCACCAGAATGTCCTTGTGTGCCTGTTCCTCGGAATAGGTGGCGTTGCCCCACCGCTTGTCCAGAACCGCTTCCCACGGGAGAAATTCCGCAAGTTCTCCGATGCGCTCATCAAAAAAGGCCCGGATAGCGTCCAGCTTCTCCGTGCGGCGCCGTTCGTCAAAGGCTTTGATCTGGCCGTCCAGATTGGCGGCAGATTCGTCGCACAGGGCCGTCAGTGCCTTGCACTTTTCCTCAAATGGGGCGTAGCTGGCCAGCGCCGCAGCCTTGGCCATCTTCCGGCACTCGTCGATACGTCCCGCCACGGAGCGGATGTTGGCCCGGTATTTCTTTGCCGCGCCGATAGCCTCCTCCGTCACCACCATGCCCCGGTATGGAGCCAGATTCTCTTCCAGCCACTCCTGACACTCCGCAAAGTTGGCGGAGATGTTAAACTCCTTCAGCGGAGTAAGATCCGTGGTAATGGCAAATTCCATTGCGCTGCTCATGCGTCCGCGTCCTCCTTTTCCCCGGTGTCATAGGCCGTGATCTCCTTCAGCAGCGGCATGATCCGCTCGTCCACACGGCTCTCCGGCACGTTGATCTCCACCACCATGGCCCGCTTGTCTCCGCCCTGCGTGGGAGCCATCACCTTGTCCCCCACCGTCAGGGGCAGTGCCGTCCGGTAGGTAAATGCGTTCCCTGCGTATGCCTTGTGCAGGGGCTTGTAGTAGCGAATGTTTACCAGCATCATGCCTGCGCCTCCTTGTCATCGTCCTCTTCTGCGCAGGAAATGATCGACAGAAGAATTGCCAAATCCGGGAATTTTCTGCAAATACGCTTGACCTCAAGCAATGTCCGGTGAATCAGATTCACCAGCACATTCACGTTGGAGGTGGAAATGGCGCTGCATACCTGCGCATTCGCATCGTCCACAGCTACGCAGATAAAAGCCGCAGGGGTTTTGTCCATCAAAACCTCGCCGGTTTTGATGTTCCTCACCGTGATGTGAACCTCGTTCTTTTCCATATTCATGTCTCCTCGTCTTTCTTAAATTTTTCGGAGTTGTGCGCTTCATAAAATCAAGGTCTGGGCGGGCATCGTCCCCGCCTCCACATGGTCCCAAAAGTCCGTTTCCTGTTCCAGCAGCCAGTTCAGGTCCGCCTCGTGCTCCCGCCGCTCAAAATCGTAGCGGCGCAGGGTGATATTGCCGGACAGATCATAGAGCGCCGCATAGAGCACGGCGAAGTCATACCCGGTGGCAAGCAGCTGGTGAAGGATCTGCGTGAAATAGTTCTCAGGAACCTGATCCCGCCATTTCGCCCAGTCGATTCCCCGGCTCACCGTCGAGGTTTTGATCTCCAAAATGCCCTTCCGTCCGGTGTCCGTCTCCGTCAGTTCTCCATCCAGCGTGGCAAAAAGCCATGGGCGGTCGCTCTGGTAGAGAATGTCATAGGCACCGTAGTAAAGCTCGTAGCCGGGATACTGCGCCATGAAGAAGTCCCGGATTGCCGGTTCCATTCGCCGCCCCAGCTCCACGGCCTCGTTGCCGCCGAGATCAGGCGCGGCTTGCGCCCCAGTTTTCTCCTTCCACAGCGTCAGCGCCGTTTTCCATGGGCTTCGCCCAATGGCCGCCGCCGCCTCGCTGCCACCGATGCCACGGCCCCGGCCTGCCAGCCATTGCGGCCGGTCCGGGAAAGTCAGCCGTACCAACTCACCCATTTTTCAGTTCCTCCCAATACCCCATCACGGTTCTGGCATAATCGCTGTGCCCCGGATGGCCGCTGTTGTAGGCCGTCAAGGCGTTCTCTACGTCATACCGGCTTAAAAGCTCCGCCATGTAGTCGCAGGCCACCCGGAAATTTCCGAAGGGGTCCATCAGGTCTGTGACCCCCAGCCGCTCCATCCGGGCCTTGTGCCACCGGGGCTGTACCTGGCAGTAGCCCCAACTGGCTCCGCCGTCTCCCTTCACGTTCCGGTAGCCGGTCTCCTTGCGGATGATCGCCAGCATCAGCGTGTACTCCACGCCGCTTTCCTCGCAGGCCGCCCGGAGATAGCTTTGCAGGTCTCCGTCCAGTGGAACGTCATCCCGGAAATACCCGCTGTCAAACAGCGCCGCTTCGATCTTCTCGTTCTCGTAGTCCTCCTGAACCGGCGGGGCTGTCTCAGGGTCCAGTTCTTGCCAGAGGACCAGCGAAGCGTACTCCGCCGCCGGGGTATCGTCCCCGGCCAGCCGTCCCGCCGTCACGGTCGGTGCCTCCGGCTCCGGCTTCCCGCTCTCCCGCGTCAGCCACAGTGCTGCCAGAACCAGCGCCACAGCGCCCCACAGCAGCAGCGCCTTGCGAATGGCCTTCCGTCTCCGCTCCGCAGCTTCCCGCCGTGCCACGCGAAGGGCGTTTTCCAAGTGGGCTTCCCACGCGGCCTCCGCCTCGTATTCCTCAAAGGTTTTCATCAAATTTCCGTCTCCTTACAGCAAAAACAAAAAGCGCCGCCGAATAGACACCGGTTCCCCGGTTCCATCAGCAACGCTCTGCTCCTCTGCCCCAACGCTTAGGGGCAGGCATCTCATTCACTTTTCCCATAGGCTTACTTGATCTCGTCCCGCCGGATGCGGATCACCTTCACGCCGTCCTTCACCGGGATCAGTTCCACACGGTCCCCGTTGGTCAGCGCCTTTTCAATGGCTTCCAGCGTCTTTGCGCTGATATGCGTTGGTGTCATGGTCCTCTTGCTCCCTTCGTTAATAGCGGATGGCATCCCGCAGTTCCTCAATGGGAATGTCCAGTGCGCGTCCCAGCTTCAGCAGTTCCTTCAGCGAAAAGTCCTGCGGGGACTTCTTCCGAGACCGTAGGGTCTGCGGCGTCATGCCCGCCTTCTCCGCCATGGTGCCCACCGGCATCCCCATGGCGGCCTGTCTGCCCCACAGCAGTGAGATCAAAACCTCGTCATTGGGCTTCCGCCCCAGCTTTACACGCGGCATCCCGCCGCCCCCTTTCGTGATTTAATACTCCATCCCCCGCTCTTTTGCCATGCGGATCACCTTCTGCTTCAGCAGCGTTTCAAATACTGGCCGCAGCTTAGGGTCTCTCGCGATCACATGGAGTTTAGAAACGCCTTTGCACTCCGTAGCCGTAGCCCCGGCGTTCTTCATGCGCTTGCGAAGCCGTGTCTGCCGGGTTTCCAGATCCACATGGCCGACCCGCTCCACGTCCTCATAGAGTTCTGCCCGGAATGTCTGGTGATTCGTCTGAAATCGTTCGACTGCCGTATTGATGGCTTTCTGTGCCTTCTCCTGCCACCCGTCCTCGGCCAGAAGGGGCGCCGCCATTACATCCATCACGCCGTCCAAAATGGCCTGCTTCTGCTCTACGGCTTTCAGCCGCCGCTCCTGCTCCACGAGATATTGAGCCTGTGCTAAAAGCTGTTCCGCCCCACTCAAACTCTTTTTTACTCGGAAATAGCCCTTGACGAGTTCCCGTTGGACTTCCCACGCCAAATCGTCGGTGAAGGACTTCACCAGCATGAGATAGCCGGATTCTGTAATGAGGGTGACGCTCTCCGGTGTGCCGCCCTGCGGACGCTGAATACCAAGCGTCCGAATTTCGGACGGCTGGTTCAAAACAAAGAAATCTTCACCCTCGATAAAGTGTTCGCGGTTATCGTTGAACCGCTTTCGGGCGGTTCCGTCCGGTCTGCCATGCACGGCGTCAATGTCCTTGAAGGTGACAACGCGCACGTCCTTATGCTCTTTGACCGTGATCGCCACATCATTGATGGTCTGCAACTCATTCATTCTCAGGAACCTCCTTCCCGCAGGTCTCCAAGATGCACCGCTCCAACACCGGAAGGGGGACCCGGTACATCGCCGCCAGCGTGGGCCGGACCTTTTTCGCAGGTGCCCACTTGCCGGTCTCCCATTTGCTTACAACCGTCTGGCTCAGCATCAAGGCCGCAGCCACGCCCTCCTGCGTCAAAGAAACATTGCGCCGCAGGTCTCTCAACGTCATTTTCTCACTTCCTCTGCTCAAAATCTCATAATTACTGTGTTTTTGCTTGACAACCTCATAAAGTGACGATACAATAAAACTGCCAGAAATATTGAAAAACGCCGCTCTATGAGGGGCCAAGCTGTTGTGCTTTGCCTGAGCACAAATATATGATACCTCGTTAATAGTGAGAAGTCAACTCGAAATCTCGTTTTTAGTGAGATTTGGCATTATAAACATTTTATGAGGGTTTGAATTATGTTTTTTGACCAATATGAAATGCTTTGTCGAAAAGCAAAAAAATCGCCTAACGGTGTCGCAAAAGAAATCGGCTTTTCATCGGCATCCGTTACACAATGGAAAAATGGGGCCGCTCCGCGCGAGGATACACTGAATCTGATTTGCAAGTATTTTAACGTTGAACCCGGCTATATTCTTGGCTACACGCCGGATGCTCAAGTTGACATGACCAAATACAGGATCGAAAAACTCACAAAAAAGTGGGCTAAATGCAAAGACGAAGATGAACGGCAGGATCTTGCCGTGGAGATCGACGGCCTGCGGGAATCCCTTCATGACCTGACCTTTATCCAAACCATCGAGGCTGCGGCTGATGGTCAGGCCAAAAAAAATACCCGCCCCGCCAAAAGCGGGACGGGCAACGCCTACGCGCAGTCAATTTATGATTTTGTCGATTCCTGCGAGGCTGACCAGCTGGCCGACCTTGCGCAGTACGTTGAGTTTTTAAAAAGCCGTCAGGGGAAGCCCACTACCTAATTTCCGGTTTCCAGCGGTGCGCCGAACACCCCGCATTGAATAGCTTCCCACAGCTTTTTCATGCTTTCATCCGACAGTCCTTTGATCTGGTGTTTTAATTCATCACGGAGACCCGCGTCGGTATGAAGGTCCGCTCCTGTTGATTCCATTTCTACACATACAAGTCCTTTCTCCCCACCCATTCCGTTTTTCTTCCTTGCCCCCTAAAGCTGTGATGGAGAGCCGCCGCCCCAGCCACGAAAGCGGCGGCCCGTTAAGACCTGCTGCTTGGGGGTGCGGTAGGTCTGCTTTTATCGTACCATCAAAGCCTCAAGTTTGATAGTCTTAATACACACGATTTCGGTGTTGATACACACAATTCCGGTTGCTATTTCGTACATTTTGTCAATTTTCAACAAGGAGGTGCTCTTCGTATGCTGTCATTGATTGATCAGTGCCGCGCGGCAAAAGAGGAAAAACACATCACGAACAAGGAAATTGCGGACGGCAGCGGAGTTCCTCTCAACACGGTGAACAATATGTTCCGTGCCACCACCCATTCCCCTACGCTGGAAACTCTCGGCCCCATCTGCGCTTTTCTCGGTATTTCCATTGACCAGTTTTTGGGGATGGAACCAACAGAAGATTCTCCGCCCCCGGAAACCATAGAGGAAATCGTAAGCCGGGAACTGGATGTCTACCGTCAGGAGATCAACGGCCTGAACGCCCAGAACGAACTTCTCCGGGAATTTGTGGAACGTCAGTCCCACGGCATCCGCAACCGGGACCGTCTTTTGCGATGGATGTTGGTCCTGCTGATCTGCACCCTGGCTTACGCCGCATATCTGGATTTGCACTGTCTGGATTTCGGTTTCTTCCACGGCTGATACACACGGGAGGTGTGCGCATGAAATGCAAAAACTGTAAGCGCGTCATTGACGATGATTCTATCTTCTGCAAGTGGTGCGGCGAACGCCAGATCAGGGAGCGCAAAAAGAAGGACGAGATCAAAGTCCCCTCCCCCACGCAGCTTCCCTCCGGTATGTGGCGCATCCAGCTTCGTCAGGAAAAGCAGTCCATCACGGAAAAGACACCGGAGCTGTGCACGGCCAAGGCCATCGCCATCCGCGCCGGCTTCCTTGAGGTCAAAAAGCAATCCGTTGAAAAGGGGCTTACCCTGCGCACCGCCATTGACCGTTATATTGACCGGCGGCAAAACTCCCTTTCCCCGACTACTATACGGGCCTACCGCATTGTCCAGAAAAACCGCTTTCAGAGCGTGGCGGACCTGACCCTCCACAATGGGATCGACTGGCAGAAGGTCTGCGACAACGAGGCGCCCCTGTGCAAATACAAGACGCTGAAAAACGCTTGGCTGTTTGTCGGCTCCGTTCTGCGGGAAAGCGGTCTGGATGTGCCGAAGGTCAAGCTCCCCCAGCAGGAGATCCACGAACGGAAATGGCTGGACCCGGACCAGATTCTCACCTTCTGCGACGCCTGCCGCGGCAACCGCATTGAAACGGAATCCCTGCTGGCCCTCATGAGCCTGCGCCGCAGTGAGCTGCTGGCTCTCCGCTGGAAGGATGTCGATCTGCCCCACCACTGCTTTACCATCAACCAGGTCTTGGTTCCCAATGAGCATAACCAGTACGTCATTAAGAACTCCGCCAAAAGCAAAACCTCTGCCCGGACGGTCCCCATCCTGATTCCTCGCCTTGAGGAACTTCTTGTAAAGCCGGCGGACGCTGCCCCCGACGATCTGATCTCTCACACCGCCCCAAACTCGCTCATACGATCTATCAATCGTATCTGTGCAGATGCCGGATTGCCGGAGGTCGGCGTTCACGGCCTTCGCCACAGTTTTGCTTCCCTCGCCTACCACCTTGGCTATCGGGAGGAAGAATGTATGCGCATCGGCGGCTGGTCCGATTACACGGTCATGCACGATGTTTATACCCACCTCTACCAGAAGGACATCGAGGCCAAGCAGGACAAGATGTACCAGTTCTACGAAAACCGGGGAAAAGAAAAAAGCGCGGACCCGGACGAGACTTCCGCCCCATCCTGACCCGCGCAAAATTCGTGAGTAATTCCGTGAGTAAATTTCGAGATAAAGCCCCTTTGAAAAGCAATTTCTATTTACCCTATGGAAAATATTTTTACCATTCAAAAACGGCTGAACCCGTTGATATATAAAGATAATCCTGCAATCTCAACGATTGCAGGATTTCTTTCATCTGGCAGCGGGTGAAGGATTCGAAC